ATGGCGAAAATCATTACGCCGCTGTCGGCAAATCAGGTTAAAAATGCGAAGCCGCGCGATAAGCTGTATAAGTTGTCGGACGGCGGCGGGCTGGCTTTGTGGGTCTACCCGACGGGCGGGCGGAGTTGGAAGCTGTCGTTTGTACAGGATGGAAGGCAGCAGACAATTTCGCTGGGGCGGTATCCTGATTTTTCGCTGGCCGATGCGCGGGAATGGCGGGAGGAGGTGCGCCGAAAACGGGCGCACGGAGAAAATGTTGTCAATAAGAAGGTGCGGGCGGATTTTGCTTTTGAGAAGGTGGCGCGTGATTGGTTTGTGCGTTGGTCGAAGGGGCGGTCTGAAAAGTATGCCGGACAGGTTATGCGGAATTTTGAGCGGTGGGTTTTTCCGGCTATCGGCAATCTTGATATTCGTCAAGTCAGGACGGCGGATGTGGTCGGCTGCCTGCGTGTGATGGAGGCGCGCGGTATCGTTGATACGTTGCGCAAAACGAAAAACAGTCTGAAGATGGTGTTTGCGTTTGCGGTCGGTTCGGGAATGATGGAAATCAACCCTGTCGCGCAAATCGGTTCGGGTGTGTTTGAACGGGCGAAAACGGGGAATATGGCGGCGTTGAGTCCGTCTGAATTGCCGCGCCTGATTGATTTTTTGGAGCAGCGCAATGAATTTGCGGTTTATGCAGGTAGGGTGCGTATCCATCCTGTAACGCGGCTTTGTATCTATTGGCTGCTGTTGACGATGACGCGGATTCAGGAGGCGGCGTTGATGGAGTGGTCGGAGTTGGACGGGGAGGTTTGGCGTATCCCCGCCGAACGGAAAAAGGAGCGGCGGGGGCATGATGTGCCGCTGTCGCGGGCGATGCAGTGGGTGTTGGATCAGGCGCGGGTGTTGAATGTGAACGGGCGGTTTGTGTTTGAAAGTGTGAATTTTCAAGGTTATATCAATAAGGAAAGTCCACGCGTGGCGATGCAGCGGGCGGGGCTGGATACGACGGCGCACGGTTTGCGCTCGCTTGCGCGTACTTATTTGCGCGAGGTTCTTAAGGTGGATAATGATGTGGCGGAAAAGCTGCTTGCCCATTCGTTGGGGACGAGAACGCAAACGGCTTACAACCGCTCGGAGCTTTGGGAGGAGCGTAAGGATGCGCTGGAACGGTGGGGGAATGATATTTTGAGACTTGTCAACAACGAAAAATGATTTTTTTGTGCGCATTTTTGCATAATGCGAAGACGCAAATAAAAAAGCCATTTTCGTATTATGCGAAAACGCCCTAATCGGGCGTTTTTTTATTGCTGTAACCCCAAGGCTTCTAAAACTTCGCGGGTGTCCCATACAGGGGACGTGAGCGGGGTTTTCAGACGGCACGGTATCCGTCCGTCTTTTTCCATACGCAGCAGTGTCGAGTTTGAAATGGGGCGGTTGCGGCAGGTTGCGTAGGCAATCAGTTCGCGGATGGTCGGGCGGTCTATCCTTGCGCCTAGTTCGTTTATGTTCATTTTTTTACTCTCCTGTTCGGTTTAATCTGCGCCTTTTTTACGGCTTGGCGGATGTTCAGTCTGCGTTGGTACATAAGCTCTCATTTTCAGGCGATGCAGGGAGGTGCATCCAATGGCTGACGGGATAGTCGTCATCGCTCATCCAAGCCCCAAACTCGTTATAAGATATTGTATCTTCACATAAACACCACAACGTACAAAAGCCGTCATCGGCCAGGACGAATAGCCCGGTTATAAAACTTCCATTTCGATCAAACCATCCTGCCCATACAGGCGTATCTAATGGCGGGATTTCTTCAGATGATTTCTTCCATTCGTTCATTTTTAAACTTCTTTCATAAATGTAAACCAATGTGTTGCTGTTTGATTTGCCTTGTGCTTTCTGGTTGTATGCCCAAAAATTGGTTTTTGGTTAGTCAAAGATAGAATTTCTTTGACTGATATTTGATTTTCGTTCCATTTAAAAATTAATATTCCACCATCCTCCAATACTCGGAAACATTCGTAAAATCCCTTTTTTATATCATTCCGCCAATCTTCACCAAGCTTTCCGTATTTCTTGGCCAACCACGAATTTTTTCCTGCACGAACCAAATGCGGTGGGTCGAAAACTACAAGACGGAAACTCTCATCATCAAATGGCAGTTTTGTAAAGTCCATTTTGATATCCGGCTTTACCTCTAAGTGCCGAATTGAATCGCGGTCTTTAAGGTAATGCTGTTCTACCCTTACGTCTCCAAATAAAACTCGTTGGTCTTGTTTGTCAAAATACATCATGCGACTACCGCAGCATGGATCCAGTACTTTCATTTTTATTCCACTCAAAAATCATGATTACGGCTATTAAGCCTTTAATAATAAATCTTCCTGTTTTATTAATCCGATCAGGTTCGCCGCCCGTTTGAAGTGCTTAGTCCAGTTGAAGCAGCTAAAGCCGGTGCCGTTGTCGCAATGTCGGATGATGTCTTCTGAGTCCTTGACAACTTGAACCAACGCGCCGCCTTTGTTCGCTGCAAGCATTTTCATCATGGGCTGACGCACGTCGCTTATTCGTTGGGGACGCACGGGATTTAGCGGCTTTCCATACGCCGCCGAAAGCTCCTTATCCGCTTGAATGCCCACATCGTAAAGCAGGTTTGCGGCGTGTAGGATTCGGTCCGTAAATTCCGCGTATGGCATCTTCAGGCGGCGGGCTTCCGCGCGTGAATCTGCGCCGTTGATGACTTTGTCAATTGCCGAAATCAAACCGCCATCAAGTTCTAAAAACGTCATGGCTTTCTTGGCTACTCGGACGGCGATTGAGTATGTCGATACTTCGGCTATTAGTCGTGCCGGCGCGTCTTTTAAAAACTCTTCATACGCAGCGAACAGATTTTGCAATGGACGCAACACGAGTTGCCGCTGATTTGGGCTTAAATTGTCGAAATCTTTAGTCCATTTTTCGACAGCCTGAGACGCTTCACGACAGGCAAACAGTACGCTTTTCTCGTTCGCAGGGTCGTCAGTGTTGCAGTACAGGCTAAGACGTTGAACCTGCCTGATGATATGTTCGGCGAAGTTGATTAGCTCCTGATTGCAGGCGTAACGCATATCTTGCAGGGACAGCCACATCATAATGCTGCACGTCAGGGCTTCGTCTTCTGATACTTTCTCGCCTGACAACATCACGTCGATATTTTCTTTTTGCGCTTTTGATGAGGTGGATAGTCTGTTTCGGTCAACGGTTTTGACTGTTCCGGCGCGTTTCAGGGCGCGTTCTTGCTGAGTTGATTTCTTCGCCGCTCGCTTGGCGGCAAGCATCTGTTTTGCCGTCGGTCTTGTTGCTACTGTTTGCATTTTGTTTTCTCGTTTTTTTGATGCCGTCACTCAACGGCTCGGACGTTTTAGGCCGTCTGCCTGTGGTTGTTATCGTTTGCTTTCGATGTGTGCCATAGCAACATCTATGGCTTCACGGATGTCGTTACTTGTAGCTACCAATACCTCAAAATGGTCTTCTTGCTTCTGAATAACGGCATTGGGTGTAGGGTGTATATCGCCATCTTCATCACAAAGCTTTTCAGTTAACGCGCAATCATTTTTCACTAGCCAATCAAGGCGGACAGTGTCAGGGTGTGGGACGATTTCCAGCGTCTCGGAGTGTGCCACTGCGTTATAGTCGCCTCGCTCATTCATGATATAGACTGAATTTTCTGAAACATTAATAACCACACATTCGCCCAATCCTAAAGCCGTATCTATCACGCGGTCGCCGAATTTAAATTGTTGCGTCATGGTCTTGCTCCCGTATTTCTCAATATTTCTTTAATTAAGCCGTAGGTTTTCGGCGCGGTGCGCCCTACTGCAACTTCATGGCGCAGGTTTTTTTCCAATTCGTCCCACTTTTCGTAAAATGCCGCCCATTCTTTCGAGAGTTGTGGCAGGGTGTGCATTTTTTCGCGCAATTCTGGTACGGCATCCAGTAATAGCATGCATCTTCTGAAATCTGACGGGTCCCACGGGAAGTGCACGCCTTTCTTTGGCCTTTTTTGTTCGGATAACCAAAGAGCCAGGGTTTTGCTGCTTAATCCGGTCTCTCCGTTCGCAAACCATTCTGTCAGTGTCATGGTGTTTCCTTTATCCATCTTGCTCTCCTAAAACGGTATTTCGCCGTCATCTGCGGCAGGCGCTGCATTTCGTGCAGCGGGCGGCGCGGGTGGTTCTTGGTTTATAGTGGGTGCAGGCTGCATCGGGGCTTCGTTGCTGCCCAGCATTTTCATCTCGTTGACGATGATGTCGTAGGCCGTGCGTTCTATGCCGTTCTTGTCGGTGTATTTACGGGTCTGAATCTTGCCCTCTAAATACACTTGGCTGCCTTTCTTCAGGTATTGGCCGGCAATTTCGGCAAGTTTGCGGTACATGGTGATGTTGTGCCATTCGGTTCTCTCTTGACGCTGCCCGTTCTGGTCTTTCCAGCTTTCGCTCGTAGCAACGCTGAAATTGCAGACCGCTTCGCCGTTCGGCATATAGCGGACTTCAGGGTCTTTGCCCAGTCGTCCGATCAGTATTACTCTATTCAGCATTTTTGCTTCCTTTCGGGTTGTCTTTGTTTATTAAAGCGCGTTGATTTCCGCCGCCTGTTCTTCGGTCAGCGTGTACGCTTCCAAGACTTCGGCAACTTCCTTCATGCCGGTGGATACCGCCTCGACCAATGCTGCGAACTGTTCTTCGGTTGGCGTGGGCTTTGATGGTTCTACGGTTTCGGCTTCGATGGTGTTTGCCGCGATTTGTTTAAACCGTTCGTGATTTTCGCTGCCCAGCTTCAGACGGCCTGCCGCGCCGATTTGTGTAAACCATTTTTTGTATTCTTCCATGCCTTTGTTTGCCGCCGCTTCGCCTTCGGCAATCAGGCTGTCTAACTCAGGGTCAGCTTTTGCTTCTTTGGGTGGTTCAGGTGTTTGGATGCGCTGCGCCTCGTCCTCGTCGTAGATGCCGCCGAAACCGAACGCCAGCCGTGCGGCTTGAATCATTGCCTTATGGCGTAGCATACGGCGCGGGTGGCTGTTCCAAGGTTGTGTATTGCGTCGGCACTCTTCCAGATACTCGGTTACGGTTGTCGGATGGTTGCGGTCTTTGCGGTAGATTTTGCAGGTACAGCTTTCTGCGTCGGCGGCAAACTCCATGCCGTCGAATTGCGGATGGCTGTTGATGATTCTTGCCCAGCCGTCAACGCCCACGACAGGCGTGATGCCGTTGTTTTTGTCGGGAAACGCGTAAATTTCCCTGGTAAACGGGTTCAAACCGTATTGCGTTGATACAATCATCAGGGCGTTGAATTGCGCGTCTGTAGCATTGCCTTTGAAGGCGGTTGCTTTGAGCGTTTGAACCAACTCTTGCGGGTCGCCTTGAATGTTGAACTGTTTGGCAAGGGCTACTGCTTGATTTTGTGCGATACTCATTTTTAAATTCCTTATCTGTATTGGTTCAAAAGTGTTTCGTAATAGGCTTGGCAGGCTGTTACACGTTCTTTGATTAGTTCGATTTTTTTGTCATTTCGCATGACGGTTACGGTCGTGATGCGCTTCTCAATCGGGATGTATTCCACAAGCTCGATGTATTTCTCACGGTCTTCCCACGGTTTAAGCAAATCCTCGGGCGTGGGCAGAAGCCAAAAATCAATATCGGCGCGGTCGCAATCAAACAGCCACATATAGCCTTGCATTTGCCAGTCGTAGCCTGCTTTGGCGGCTTTCTTTTCGGCTTCATCGTGGAAGAATGGATGCGTTCCAATGTTCCATGAACACTTCGTGTCAACAATCAGGCGGTCGTCTGAATCGTAAACATCGCATTCCCCCGTCAGCCAGTCGTTGACGCGCCGCTCGATGTTTTTCCTGTACTCCCTGCCGCGAACCAAACCGCTGTATTTGACGGCTGTCTCTTCCATCAGGTCGCCTTTTTCGGTAAAGGCGTTTCCCTCGAAAGCCTCGAAGCCGAACAATTCGCGCTTCGCCATTTCAATCAGTTTCGATTTGGCGGTTTCCGTGATGGTCTCGCCTTTGGTTTTTGGCTTGCCGATAATGTCGGCAATCGAAGAACAACGAATCCTCATAATTCAGCCCTCCTTTACGCCCCAGAAAGCAACTTATCCACATACGCCTGCGCCGCCTTTTCGGTTTTGAAAACCTGAACGTCTTGCAACGCCGCACGTTTTTTCTTATCTGGTCGGAACGTAACCTTGTTGTAGCCGTCGAGCATGATCCCGACCTGATAGCAGCCTTTGACTTTTCGCATGACGACGTTAAGGCTGCGCGGCAAGCCAATAAAACCTTTTACTTTTGCCGACAGACTTCCAGCTAATCCGTATGGTTGATGGTTCATTTTGGAATCCTTTATAAATAATCCGTATCAGGCTTTAACGGCATGATGTAAACTTGGCAATTCAGGAACTCAAACTTAAACGCCTTAAATTCTGTTTCATTGATTTTGCTTGAAAGGTAAACAGGGTAGAACATAGGGAACTGTAAACCTAAAGCCTTTTGAATCTTGCCCAGTTTCTTAATATAACGAATATTAAGTTTCAGACTTTCGTTTTTAATATCAACCTGTTTTAAATCTTCAGGGTTAATGTTGGTAACACTTTTATCGTTCGGAAAACTTGTCTTAAAAAGCTTTTGTTTGAAGCTAAGAATTGAAAATTCGCCATCTTCAAAAAAGATGCTGACAAACGGAAAGTCTTTATTTGTTTTCTTTATTGCATATTTAATCCAGTCCGTCGGGATCATTATGCTTTGAGGAATTTTTTTAATAGCTTCGCAGTCAATCGCGCAATATATGTATCCGTCGGTCGATTTTATTTTGCCTGCGTCTTTATCAAGGTAAACGCCGTTAATCGGTCTTGGGTCGTCTGTTGCCGCTGCGTATGCCGCCGCTTTCAATAAATTTTTATCTATATTAAATACTTGCATTTTATTTAACCTCCGCATCGCCGTGTACCCATCGGTAATCGGCTTCTTCCTCAGCCAGTCGCTGACGCTCTTCCAGGCTGATAAGGGCGTTCAACTCTTCAAGCTCTGCCTGTTTCTTTGCTGCTTCCAGCCTCATGGCGGTGATTTCGTCGTGTTTCGGCTCTGTCGCCTTGCTGCCGGTATTTGCACCGCAGGCAAAAGCCGCTGCAATTGTCGCCACCGCGATTGCCGTCCCCGCGATTACGGCAAATGCTGCTTCATTCATCATCTTCATGTCATGTCTCCGTGTGGTGCAAGCATCTTTCCGCTTTGTCATCAATTAGTTAGTTGGATAGATAAATTATTTTCGATAATCTCGAATGCTTTAATCAGACTTTCCGCCAAATCTTCCGGAGACTTTCCAGAAGATTCAGCAGCCTTTAAAACAGCATGCCTAATACCGTCCTTTTGTTGCTTTTCTTTTTCCACTTTATATGCGCGGGCAATCCATCCTTGCCATGCGTACTCGATGCTGACATCTTCATAGTAAACATCACCATCATCATCAACGGAGGTATTCAATCGGTCGGCATCGTTTCGAGTTTTGCACCATGCCTCAAAATTCATGCGTTCTATATCTTCTCTTACTACGATTTCTTTCATTTTTCTGCTCCTTGATTGGTTTAAGCCGTCTATAGCTTCGGCAAAGGTAAAATCTTCTTCTTCGCGGATGGCGAACATGACGGCTTTGTTCAGGTCGTCATCCCCCCACGCCGATTCAGCGGCAAGCCATCGCCGCGCCCACTCTCCGACTAACGGCGCGGCTGCTATCAGGCATTAGCCAAACTGTCTATATATTCCGCCCGGGTGAACCATTCTTTTTCATCTATCGCGTAGTTCATCGCCGCCTCGGTATCCTTATCGACACTACGGGCATCTTCTAAGAGATAGGTTTCCCAATCCTCCTGCTTATAAGGCTCTCCGTCAGCATCTCTTATAAATTCCCGTGCCGATTTCTTGGCAATCTCAAGCAATTCAGATTCGTGCAGGCTTCGGTTTTCCTCTTTCCAATCGTCCAAAAGCTGCCTCATGTTTTCTTGTGCGTAATATCCGCCCATTCCCCAATCGGGGCTGCTGTAAGCCGCCGTGCCGTAATATTTCATTGCCTTAATCCTTTTGTTTGAGAAAAACCGCCCGTAAACATTCACTGTTTCGCCGTGCCGTTGCCCCACTTTGAAGTGCTATACTTCATCGCTTTGTGCTATCCCCGTCTTGGCAGATATAGCTTTCGGGCGGTTTGTTTCTTTACAAAACAATCATTACCTTCTCTTTTAAGCCGTCTTTTTTCACTGTGAAAGTAAAGGCGGTGTAGCTGATGCTTTCGCTTTTTCTAGTGGTGAATGTCGCTGCTGCGTCGCGGCAGATTTCGCCGACTTTCAATAAAAGGCTTTGCTCATTCTTTTCTTTCGCGCCAAGCCGATTTATTTTGCTGATTAATTCGTTCATCTTGTTTCCTTTGAGTCGTTGTTTGTTTCGATGGGTGTATTTAAACATAGTGTTTAAGAATACGCAACACTTTGTTTAAGATTTTTGTTTAAAATTTATAAACATTTTGATTATTAAAAGAATTTATTTTTGAGATTTCGCAGGCACAAAAAAACCGCCTATTAAGGCGGCAAATGTGAAGCAAATAACGGTGTAACCCCTGCCAATAGGGGTTATACCCCCTAGCGAGGCGCAAAAAAAACCGCCCATGCGGGCGGCTTGTTGATTTCATGAAACTGCTCATTTTTTCTTCTACTGCAAAAGTGAAGTGAGAAAATCTCACTTCACAATAACTAGATTGCAGGCATGAAAAAACCGCTATTTGGCGGTCAGCGGGCTAAAAATCGATGTCCATTGTGTGATTGAGTTTGGGATGGGCGATATTCAGCATGCGCTTAAAATCCTCTTTGTCTTTGGACAGTTTCAAAATGGTAACGATGGACGACAAATGCTCGCGCAATTTCGGATGTCCAACGTCGTTGGTCAGAAATTGGTGTAGCCTTGCCTTCTTCTCCTGCCTGGAAGCTGCCTTCTTCAGTTCGGGCAAGATTTCGGGAGCTAGGCGGGTATATACCGCGTCATTGGTAACATGCCCGAAAAATTGCGGGAATTGGTTGTTTTTCAGCGGCGGATATTTCACACCGTACAGACGGCAAAGCTCTTTGTAGTAATCGGTCGGAAAAGTCTTTACCCAAGGTTGCAGCTCTTTAGCTACGAAGGCTTCAAAGATTTTGGCTAATGCGTCTTTTTCGCGCTTTTCCTGATAGCCTGTCGCTTCGTCCACAAGGGCAATAATGCCGACTTGTGCGAACGCGTCAAGTAGAATCTCGGATTTGACCGCTAATTTTTCTTGAGATTGCGTCAATACCCCTGCCCGTCTCGCGGACAAATAAACAGAACACATTGCGGGTAAAAGCGCGGCATTATATCCCGTCTTTGCCTGATTGCCGCTGTAATACTCTACAGGTCTGATCCATCTCATAGTATCCTGATTTATAAATGGTTCTAAATTTTTTGCGTCCATGAAAGCGGGGATTTTGATCCCGTCTATCTCAAGCCTCGAGTTTGCGCGTCGCGGTCGGTCAAATGCCTCAAATACGGATGTTGCGGACAATATGCGGGAATTGTTGTCAAGTACGGCAACATCAAGCTCTATATTACCGATTTTCAGCTTGCCGTTATGCGTTGCTTTAGGCAACCCCGCCTTTGCTTTTTTCGCCTCCACCATTTTGGCGGATATTGCCTTTCTTTCGTCGGGTGTCAGTTTTGCCATTCTTGCCTTTCCGCCGATGGCTCGCCCTGTTGGTTTTTCTGTCGTCATCTGGAAATCCTTTTGATTAAAACGTACTGATTATATATTGCACGTTATTTACTTGCAAGTCCATCAAGGCAAAAAGAAAGCCCCTAGCCTTGTTATTCCGACCAATTAGGACGGCAAAGCTAGGGGAGTTATTATGCAATCTATCTTCTACTTGGTTATTATAACTGATTACCTGTCTTTGTTTAGGTTTTTATCGTGTTTCTCAAGGGCGCGGTTGATTGCTTTTAGAATGGCCTGCATATCATTGTAGCCAAGCATCATTGCCAAGTCTGAAACATACCAAAAGGTGTTTTCATCGGACTGGGCAAAGCTGTCAAAGGTTACTGTTGACTGAGGGGAAAATACGGCAAGCTGATGTGTCATATCGCAATTAAATTTAGTCATTTTTTAAGCTCTTATTTTACCATAAAATATTGTTTTATAATGATGATTTGCACTTAAATCAATCAAGCACGCTCCACCAAAATACCCTACCAATGACGTTCAGGCTGTCTAAAGGGGCGGTTTCGTCAGGATAGAAGCCACTGTTGTGGCTGCGTATCAGCACGTTGTTGCCGGGCTGCCGTATCAGGTATTTGACGCGGAACATACCATCTTGGGCGAAGGCGTATATTTTGCCGTCGCGTATGGAGGTTTCGCCGGTATCTACGGCGATTGCCGCGTCTTCTGCGATTTTCTCCTCCATGCTGTCGCCGGTCAGGGTGCAGCAAAACACGTTGTCAGGATTGATGCCTTTGCGTTTGAGCGTGGATTTGCCGAACGGTAGGCGGTAGCCGTTGTAATCGGGAATCTCAAACGCGCCTGCCCCGCCTTTAAAGCAGCTCTCTTTGAGGTAGGGGACGAAAATATAATCATCGTCGGGCAGCGGGTCGTTGCTGCTCCACATCATCGGGCGGTGGATGTCTTTGGCTTCGTGGGGTAGGTTTGGGTCAATGAGGACGGACGCGGTTCGGCTGCCTTCACCTGTTCGCAGCCATGTTTCCGATACGCCGAATACTTTTGCTACTTCAGGCAACGCCTTTGCCGCTATGCCTCGACTTTCCCAGTTTTTCAACGCCTGCTGGCTGATATTCAGACGCTCTGCTATATCAGCCGGCTTTAAAACTCCCTGCTCTTTGGCTATCTCAAAAAGTCTGTCAGTTGTTTCGTGCATTGTCATTTTTAATCCTATTCGCAGTTGGCTTAATTATTCTCCCATATTTAAACAAAATGTTGTTACACAAGACTTGATTTTTATCTAAACATAGTGTTTAATATTAGCATTATATTTAAACATTTGGTTTATTTATGGATAAAAGAGTCAACGAAGACAAACGCCTGTTGCAATCAATCGGCAGTTACGCGGAGATTGGTCGAATAACGGGGAATAGCCCTCAATGCGTTTTCAATTGGACGAAGCGCGGAATACCTGCACGAATAAAGCTGAAATATCCCGAACTGTTTTTGAACTCAAAGAAATCAGACGACCAATCCAAATAAAAAGCCCGTCGGAGATGACGGGCGAAATGTGGCTGTTCTAGCCACGTTGAAGGATTTTGAATGATGACAGATTTAAAAGAAACGTGCAAGGGGCGCAATGCGGCGGCATATGAATCACTGATGCTGACCGCCGCCTACATGAGGGCTGAAGACGTGGAAAAGGCACGGCAGGCGTTTGAGGCATGGACGGAAATTGTGAAAGGAGTTGATGATGGCAATTGTTCGGACAAAGCGTGAACACAATTACACAATCGTCAGCAACAAAGTCTATGACAAGAATCAACTTAGCTGGCAAGCAATGGGATTGCTCGGATACCTGCTGACAAAACCCGATAACTGGCAAGTCGTGGTCTCAGAGCTTGTGAATGCTACCAAAAATACGAAGAAGCCGACAGGTCGGGAGGGTGTTTACAACATCATCAACGAGCTAAAAGAAAAAGGTTTTATTTCAGTAGTAAAAAATAGTGACGGCTCAACGGATTACACGGTTTATGACGAGCCGATTCAGCAATTGAATCATGAAAACCCTAATCAGGCTGAGCCTAATCAGGGTAAGCCTAATCAGGGTAAGCCTAATCAGGCTGAGCCGACACTAATAAATACTGATATTCAACAAGTACTGAATAATACAAATACCCCCTTACCCCCAAACGCCGAAAACGGCAAAGACGGTTTGAACGCTGACGCGTTTGTTTCCGCTGACGCGGAAACGTGTGAGTGGGAAACCGATGAACCAACTTCACTGGAGACCAAAAACGACAGTAACGGCAACGGCAGTCTTTCGGGGAAACCGAAAAATGTGAATGTTCCGCGCCGCCGCAAATCCGACGGTGTGCCGCTTCAGGAAATCGCCGATTTGTACAACGAAGTTTTAGGCGGTCGCCTGCCAAGTGTTCAAGTCCTGAACGACACGCGCAAACGGGCGATTGTCAATCGCTGGTGCGAGATGCTGGGAACGGCGGCACCAAACGGCAAAGTGAGGTTTGGGGACAAGGAAACCGGTTTGGCTTGGTTTGCCGGTTTCTTCCGGAAAGTGGCGATGAATCCGTTTTGGATGGGCGAAAACCAAACAGGCTTCGCGGTCAACTTCGATTGGATTTTCAAGGCGGGCAATTTCGTCAAAATTCTTGAATGGCATCCGCCGAAAACGAACTAGGCAGTAAGGGGAAGAGCATGAACCAAATCGAGGAAATGGAAGCCGTCCAATCACTGGCTAACGTAGAGGCGGAACAGAACATTTTGGGCGGCATCTTGATTGAACCGACGGCGATCACGCGGTGCGCAATCCTGACCCCTGAAAAGTTTTACCAGGCGCAACACAGGATTATTTTCCGCGCGTTGCTGGATATGGCGGCGGCTAATGAGCCTATCGACATCATCACGCTGAACGACAGGCTGGAAGCAAGAGGGGAGGCAGAAAACGCGGGCGGCTTGGCTTACTTGATAGACCTGAACCAAAACACCCCAAGCGCGAAGAATATCAGCCGGTACGTTGAGATTGTGAACGACAGGTTTGTCGAGCGTGGTTTGCTGAAGGTTTCGGCGGCGATTGAAAAAATCGCGGTTTCCAAAGACGGCGGGACGGTCGCAGAAAAGCTGTCTAAGGCGGCTGATGAATTGGCGGCAGTCGGCAAAGACGCAGTGAAGCGTGAAACCAAGAGCTTTACCGAAACCGTTGAAGATTTGATTGGCGATTTAGACAAAAGGCTTGACGGTGTGCGTTTCGGATTGCCTACCGGATTGATGAAGTTAGACGAGATGACCAGTGGTTTGCCGGATGGGAACCTGATTGTGATTGCAGCGCGTCCGTCTATGGGTAAAACGGTTTTGGCGGAAAACATTGCACGATTCGCACTGAAGCAAGGCAAGACAGTTCATTTCCAAAGCTACGAAATGAGCGCGGTAGAGCTGGCAAGGCGCGGCATGGCGGCGGAATGCAATATCCCCATGCAGAACCTGAAAACCGGCAATCTGACGGAAAGCGATTACGCCAATATGCCGATTTACGTCAGCCAAGTGAAAGAGTGGAAGTTTGACGTGAACTGCGACCTGCTCAACGTTGACGAGCTTTGCTTTTTGGCTAAGGAGAAAAAACTCACTACCGGCTTGGATTTGTTGGTTGTCGATCATCTGCACATCATGCCAAGGGCAGGGAAGGACGAGGTGGCAGAGTTGGGGAATATATCGCGCCGTCTGAAAAACTTGGCGGTAGAGCTGAATATCCCCGTCGTCTTGGTGGCCCAGTTGAACAGGGGGAACACGAAGCAGACGAACAAACGCCCAAATATGGCAGACATACGCGGCAGCGGCAGCGTCGAGCAAGACGCGAACATCATCATCATGCCGCACCGCGAAAGCTACTACGACAGAAACGAGAATCCGGGCATTGCCGAGCTGATTATCGCCAAGAACCGGGACGGCGAAATGGGAACGGTGGTTTGCGGCTGGAAAGGGCAATTTATGAAGTTTGAGGAAGAGCCTGATTTGACATGGCAAGCCCCCAAACATGATGAATATGACCCTTACAGTGTCTAGTGCAGGAGACCGGTAAATGCGTGAAACCTGTTTCTATTGCAACCATGCCGACTTCAAAACCAACACCGGAACGCCGATGCACGCTTTTGCGAAATGCCCAAAGGCGCGGAATGCGGAAGAAAAAGCGACCTACTACCCACGAACAAAGCCCTGCGCGACCGGCGCGTTTCAGACGGCATCGGAAGCAAAAATAAAAAAAGCGGCGGCAAACATTCGGAGAGCCGCCCGCCGATTCAAATCCAACTGAAAGGAAATAAAAAAATGACCGACAACATCAACCCAAAACACTACCGGCAACACGCCCACGAGTGCATTGAGTTTACGCAGCACCTCAATTTCAACCTTGGCAACGCCTTCAAATACATCTGGCGGCACAAAGAGAAAAACGGCCGCGAAGACTTGGAAAAGGCGGTTTGGTATCTCGAACGGCAGCGCGACGATGCGCCGAATTTCAAAAAACTCAAAGACAAACGTTATGACGAGTTAAACGACAAGTTGTGCGTGGTTCCCTTCGATATGGACACCCACGCGGCGATGCTCGCGATTCTGCATGCCGCCACAGATTGCACGGAAGACAATATCAGCTGGGCACTTGCCTGCGTCAAAGACCTGTTGAAGAAAACGCCGTCTGAAACGGAGGTAGAAGATGCTTAGTATTGCCCTCTACTTCGTTGCTCTCATTGCCCTGTTTGCCTCGCTCGTGATGATTGCAGCTGACCTGTCAGGTTTGACGAATTTCGGCTATGTGGCCTACCTGCCGGCGGCGGCACTGATATTTTTACTGGGGCTGGTGATGTTCGCACTGATGATGTCAGACAGGTTCGATTTACTGGTGGCATGAAAGGATATTGAAATGTGCGAAATGAGAACCTGCAAAACCTGCGGCGAAACCAAGTCGCTGAAGGAGGAATTCCCAAAATGTTACGGGAAGCCGAACAGAAACCTGGAAAGGAAAACCTATTACGAAAACTCTTGCTTGAAATGCAGAGCCAAGAAAAAACGCGAATGGGACGCAGCCAATTACGCCCGCAAGAGAGGGGAAGCGGAGATTGATGAGGCAGCCTCCCTCGCGCTGGCGGCAGCGATTAAGACTCAAGAAGAAGCCCGCGCAGTTATCAATCTTTTTGAAAGTATCAAAGCCGCCCGTGAAGCCTGCCCGATTCTAGGTTTTAGCTTGTGGACGGGAGACGCACCCCAAAGGTTGGGCGCATGGTAAGGCTGAAGCTTCCTTATCCCGTATCGGCAAACCGCTATTGGCTGACGGGCGCGGCGGTTGCTGGGCTGGTGTCGGGGTTGGTTGTGATTGCGGTGGGAGAGGTATGGAGGAGGCGGAATGGCAGATAAGTCCGTGTCGCTGCCTTTCCCCGACAAGCGGTTGAATCCCAATGCGCGCATTCACCGTATGGCCAAGGCGAAGGTTTTTGCGGCGGCCAAAAATGAGGCATACCTGTTGGCGGTTGGTGCGGGCTTGCGAGGGTTTCGGGGGCGGAAAATACGCATTGTGTTCACGCCACCCGACAGGAGGAGGCGCGACTTGGACAACCTGCACGCAAGCATGAAGGCCGCTTTGGACGGAATCGCGCTTGCCGTCGGATGCGATGACAGTGAGTTTTGCCCCGTTGTGATTGACCGCGCGTCGCCGAAAAAGGGTGGGGCGGTATTGGTGGAGTTGAGCGAATGAGTAGGGGCGAATTGAGACGGCTGGCACTCATCTATCGGTTTTATGACGAAATTATCAGCGGACGGATAATACTCAAGCCCATACCGGAAAAAACATGCCAAGAGGAAAAAGAAATGAGCGCAATCAGAAAAGCAGCAAGGGGGGAGCAATGCACGCTGAATATCGCAGGGGTGTGCAATTACAACCCTGAAACGGTCGTGTTGTGCCACTTCCCCAGCGAAACGCACGGGATGGGATTGAAGAGTAACGATTTATCGGCAGGCTTTGGGTGTAGTGCTTGCCATGACGTGATAGATGGTCGGTCGCATATCAAATTGAGCAAGGAAGACAAAGAGTTTTATATGCGCCGGTCGCAGTTCAGAACGCTTTTAAAGCTGATAGACAAGGGAATCGTTAAATGCAAAGCGTAGCGTACAGGCTGACAAGAGACAACAAGCGGCCTTTGATGACGACCATCTACAACAATCTAGGGGTGTGGTTAGAGGCTAATGCAGAGCTTGAAGTATGTATCAGACCGTACAACTCAAAGCGAAGCATAGAGCAAAACAGAAGGCTATGGAAAATCTACGGCGAACTGGCAGACAAAGCGTGGGTCAACGGCAGGCGATACAGTGCGGAAACGTGGCACGAATATTGCAAAGGCCTGTTGCTGGGCTTTGATATTAAAGCCATGCCGGACGGCACGGAAGTAAAAATGCCGATAAGCACGACTACGCTTAATACGGCTGAGATGACAGATTATCAAAACCAACTGCAATCGTGGGCGGCAACAGAGTTTGGAATCATTTGGGAGTTTTGATGTACAGAACCGTTGAAGAGGTATTGGGCGATGTTTATAAAATACGCGGCGTACGGATGGAGCCACTGAACAACACGGCGACGGTATGTGAGTGGTGTAAAAACAAGGGGGTGAAGTACGGCGGCGGCGATTTGACACAGGCAGAAACGCACGCAAACGCGGCGATGATTATCAGCAAAATTGAGCGCGTGTTGAACCGCTACGAGTTGGCGGCGGTAGAGTGTAAATACAGCAGCGACTTGAGCGGGATTATTGACCTGACGGCATATATAGAGGAGCAAAACAACGGCGTGAATCTGTTGCTGTGCGACGCGATTTTATCGAATCTGTTTACGAAGCAGCCGAAGAAAACTGCTATCATGGATAAATACGATATTAATAAAATGACATTATGGCGACAGTTTCAAAAAGTTCGTGTGATTTTGGCGGGTATTGAGACATCAGCTTATCTGAAACTTCACGATGAATTTTTGAGAGTTGGCATAATTCGTATGTAATTTGTAAAAGCGAGGAAATAGAAATGTTACCAAGTATTGAACTAACAGATGAGTATCTTAAAAGACTGAGCGAAAAAGCCGAGCAGTTATCTGACCTTGATAATGTGATAACAGAGGTTGAGCGAACAATAGAACCGCTGAAGAAGTTGAAAAACGGCTTTACGGCTGCAATGATGGTTAAGGATTTGATAGTTGACGCGCGGTTTATGCGAGACCTGATATATGAGCAACGTCATGCAATTAGTCAGTTGCTAGTGGAGAAAGAAAAATTATTGGAAGTTGAACAAGGCGGGCGTATAGATTTATCCATCGTCGTTTTACATTTAAAGGACATTAAAGCGGTTAACGCCCTACGTAGTGTGAATATAAATACACTGATGGATTTAACAAAGGTCTCGGAATCTTATTTACAGAAAATACCAGCGATCAAACCGGAAACTTTAGATAAAATAAAAAGCGGATTGGGGATGTATGGCTTGAAATTAAAAGATTGATTGTAGCCTTAATTACATTAAGGCATAATTTCATAACCCATTTTACTACACGCAAGGATGAGAAATGAAGAAACTTTTTCCCGCTATTGCTGTCGCTGCGTTTTTAACAGGTTGTGTGGCAGCTATTGAACCAAATCAACAACAGTTGGCAGCAGCGACATATCCTGAGCCGATGCCTCCTAGCCAGTTTGAAAAAGCTGTAAAAGAATGGGCGGTTGACAACCTTGTTGACCCTGATTCTATGAACATTCGCAATGTTGATACAACACCAGCGCGGAAAGGGTGGATTGCGGTTTGTACGAAAATTGACCCGTCGATGGGCAATTGTATGACGCGTATGTTTTACTTTGGCCATATCTTCAATGCGCGTATTAATGCAAAAAATCAGCATGGCGGATATACAGGCTTTAAAGACTACGCCTTTGTTGTGCGTGGCGACCAAATCAGTTACGGCGTTGAAACTGAAAAAATTTCTAATATGAAATTGTTCTAACATGTTGACGTGATGTTACCTTTTATGTACTATTATGCTATAGTTTGGAAATAGCTATATAAACCGCCTTTATAGGGCGGTTTTTGCGTTTTCAGACGGCCTGAATTTCAGGTTTCTAGCCACGCCGTAACAGGCAAAAGGCAAAAGGGGCGGCGTAGCCGTTGAGGAAGATGACGCGGACGCTTCCAATAAACAGGGGGTCGCGCCCCACTTTCCTTGTTGGTCTCTGTAAAAAAACGCGGAGCAAGTGAAACGCGTTTGCCCGACCTAAATGGTTGTCATGAGGAGACAGGCTATAAAGCGGTTCTTGCACATAGCCCCTGCCGTGTTATCGGTATGGGGCTATCCCTTTAGATTTTATCCATCAGGCGGTTATATTTTGCCAGTAGCTCAAGATAGGCAGCCGCGTATTGCGGAACGCCGATTTTGTGCCAACGACTGATGGCCGTTGCAGTGATGCCAAGTCTTTTTGATAAGTCGGCCTGAGTAATTTGAGCAGCCTCAAGTAAGGTTAAAAAGTCTGTGTTTTTAGGTTGCATAATTATACTAAGTATGATTTAATATTATATATAGTATATCATAGGTAACTTATGAAAGCATTAAGTGTAAAACAGCCGTATGCTTTTCAAATTGCAAACGGCGAAAAGACGATAGAGCTGCGCAGTTGGCAGACTGATTACAGGGGTAAGCTGTTGATTTGTGCGTCCAAGTCTGAGAAAGATACTTGGGTAAAGTCAACAGAGGTTGGTGAGCATCGCTTACCCGTTGGCGTGATGATGTGTGTTGTCGATTTGGTTGATATAAAAAAATGCTTTAACACGCCATATTATCAAAAGGCATCTTGCTGTGATTATGTAGAGCATGGCATTTGGGGCTGGGTTTTAGAAAACCCGCGTGATGTGATGCTCAAGCCTGTAAATGGGCGATTGAGATTGTTTGATGTAGATGATAATTTAATTGAGTTTATGTCAGATGATGATTGGTTTGTTCATGCAGATAAGCTGGCCGATCAGTCTAAGGGCATCGGTAGTGCAAGCCTGATTTTAAATTATGATTAACGACCGCCGAAAGGCGGTTTTTTTACGAGGTTTGATTATGGCTAGAAAAGTAAAAGGCAGTGGCACAAGTTTTCGCGGCACCACTGGTGGTGCGGCTGGTAATGCGCGTAAGCGTCAATTTGCACAAGCCCAAAACCGCAAGGCTTTGGGCGGTGGTGGTAAGGGCGGTTAAACATGTCGAATATCCTGTTTGAAACAGTTAAGACGGCAAGCAGGATTTCGGACAAATGTATTGTGTGTTTTTCGGGCGGCAAAGACAGCATAGTAACGCTGGATTTGTGCGCCCGTTACTTTAAGCATATTCATGTTGTGTTCATGTATTCCGTTCCCGGCTTGAGTTTTCAAGAGGCTAATTTGCGCTGGTACGAAGCGAGATACGGTATTGAAATTGAACGCATACCGCATTTTATGATTTCGGAGTGGATGCGGTACGGCTTGTTCCGGAAAGGAGACTACACCGTCCCTGTCGTCAAGCCGCTTGATGTCTATCAGTATTTGAGGCTGTCGTCCGATATATGGTGGATTGCAGCCGGTGAGCGCATCGCCGATAGCATTGTCCGTCGGGCCATGATTAAAAACAGCGGCAGCATAGACGATAAACGTGGGCGGATATATCCCGTTGCGCATTGGAATAAAGCCGAAGTGATGCGCTATATCCAGCATCACAGATTAAAGCTTTCGCCCGAAAGTGCCGTATTGGGGCATTCTTTCCGTTCGCTTGAACCGTCTGAAATGGCCTTGCTGAAAAAGCACTATCCTGCTGATTACAAGAAAGTGGCGGAATGGTATCCGTTTGTCGAAGCGGCTGTAAGAAACTACGAGATGAATCATGAAGAAAACGTCATTGCAAAAGTTTGAGATGGTAACTGTCCATCGAAGCCAATTGCATGAGCATCCGAAAAATCCGCGTGTAATCGCAGATGGCGCAAAGAAGAAGTTGAAAGACAAAATGCGTCAGGTCGGATTGATTCAGCCGATTACGGTCAATCAGCGTGAAGACGGTACGATGTATATCTTAGGCGGTCATCAACGTTTGGGCGTGATGGACAGCTTAGAGAATTACAAAGACGGTAAAAACGATTATGAGCTTGATGTCGCGCTTGTGAGAATTAGCGAGGCTGAAGAGCTTGAGATGTTGGTATTCCTGAATAACCCGTCCGCGCAAGGCGGTTGGGACACGGAGTTGCTGGCAGAACTAAACCAAGATTTCGGCGTTGATTTTGGCGATATGGGCTTTGATAAGCTTGATGTCGATTTACTGTTTGACGGCGATGCGCGTTTTAGCGAAATGTTCCAAGACAACACGGAAATATCGGAAACTAAAGACGCGCTGCGAGAGATTAAAGAACACCGCAAAGAGTCCGCCGAGAAATTGAAAGAGCGTAATAGTGCAGAGATATACACTGTTATCGTTTTCAAGGACGAGAAAGAGAAGGAAGAGTGTATGAAGCTGCTGCATTATCCAAAATATGAACACTATATCAGCGGCAGCGCGGTAATTGAGGCGGTGGGGAAATGAGTGGGAAAAACAAAGGCGGCAGACCGCCATTCACATTTAATGATGAGCAAATCGTCCAAATAGAAGCATTAGGGGCTGTTCTGTCTCTTGCGCAGATGGCGGATTATTTCGGAATTGCCCTTAACACATTCCATGCAGCTTGCGAGAGACAGCCTGAAGTTCTTGAGAGATATAAAAGGGGGCAGGCAAAAGCTATTGGTTCTGTTGCCCAAAGTTTGTTGATGCAGGCGCGTGAAGGCAATTTGACGGCTGCGATTTTTTACCTGAAGACCCGTGCAGGATGGCGTGAGACGCAAGTGGTTGATAATGTATCTTCAGACGGCAGCATGACACCCGCGAAGGAAATCAAAGTCAGTGCGGAAGATGTCGAAGCTGCCCTTAAGCGTTTGAATGAGTCGGTATGATGGATGCAGCCGTTGAAAAAGCAGTGTGGGATGAGGGGATCGCACAGGATTTGTATTTGTTTTCGCGTTATATGTTTTATGCGCGGCGCGGATATAAATGGTTGCAGGCGAATCACCACGCACTAATCTGCAATGCGCTTGAGCGTGTTTTCAACGGTGAAACGAAACGCCTGATTATCAACATTCCGCCGCGCTACTCGAAAACGGAAATCGCGGTTGTGAACTTTATCGCATGGGCGATGGGGCGTGTACCTGATTGCGAGTTTATCCATGCGAGTTATTCGGCTACGTTGGCAGTCAATAACTCCGTGCAGATTAGAAACCTTGTCCAGCATGAAGCGTATCGGGCAATTTTTCCGAATGTGGAGCTTGCAAGCGAGAGCAGCCATCACTGGAAAACAACCGCAGGCGGTGTGATGTACGCAACAGGTGCGGGCGGTACGATTACAGGTTTCGGTGCAGGCAAACATCGTGGGGGATTCGGCGGCTGCATCATCATTGACGATCCGCACAAAGCCGATGAAGCCCGAAGCGAGGTCAGGCGGCAGAACGTCATTGACTGGTTCCAAAATACGGTCGAATCTCGGAAGAATAGCCCTGATACGCCGATTATTCTGATTATGCAACGCCTGCACGAGAAAGACTTGGCAGGCTGGCTGCTTGATGGCGGCAACGGCGAAGAGTGGGAGCATTTGTGCCTACCCGCCATACAAGACGACGGCACAGCGTTGTGGCCTAAAAAGCACGATATCGAAACACTGCGCCGAATGGAGCAGGCCGCGCCGTATGTCTTCGCCGGTCAGTATTTGCAAAAACCTGCACCGCCTGACGGTGGTACGTTTAAGCCCGATAATCTGCAATTTGTTAAGGCATTGCCTGCCGGTAATATCAGATGGGTTCGCGCGTGGGACTTAGCTTCGACCGCGAACGACGGCGACTACACGGCAGGCGGCAGGCTTGGCGTTACAGAAGACGGTCGGTACATCATTGCCAATATCGTGCGCGGTCAGTACGGCGCGGATGAGCGAGATAGGATATTACGCAACACGGCGCAAAAAGACGGCGTGAAAACTAAAATATCTATCCCACAAGACCCCGGACAAGCAGGCAAATCACAAACTCTATATCTAACCCGCCAATTGGCGGGTTTTTCTGTATTTGCCAGTCCTGAATCGGGAGACAAGGTTACACGCGCCGAACCGTTCGCGGCACAGGTTAACATCGGTAATGTGATGGTGTTGGATGACGGCACATGGGATACGGACGCGCTGATTGCTGAAATGCGGATGTTCCCAAACGGGCAGCATGACGACCAAGTTGACTGTTTGAGCCGGGCATTTAACGAATTGATGGTCAAGCGTGGAGAGTTGGCGCGTGTCGGCTTCAGGCTGTGAGGCCGTCTGAAAGGTGTGATTTATGGGTGTTTCAAGTAAAACCACCGCTGTGGCCAAGATGCACGGTCACGGCGTGATGATTGACGCGCTGTTGGGCGGTACGGAGGCAATGCGTGCGGCAGGCAAGATGTATCTTCCGCAATGGCCGCAGGAAGAAGACGACGGCTATCAGACGCGGCTGGGCACGTCCACGCTTCTGCCGGTTCTAAAGGAAACCATCGGGCAGATGGTTGGGCGAGTTTTCTTCCGCGATATAGGCACGGACAAGGTTTCAGACGGCCTGAAAGACTACCTGCAAAACTTCGACCTGCAAAACAACGCCCTGAATGTGTTTTGTGCCGCATGGTTTGCTGATGCGCTGGCCAAGGGTGCTAGTTATGTGCTGGTGGACTACCCGGACGGCAAGGCAAGGACGAAGGCGGAGGAAAAGGCGTTGGGCTTGCGGCCTTATGCGGTTTTTGTGCGCAATTCTGATGTACTGGGCTTCCGTTATGAGATGCGGCAGGGGCGGCCTGTCTGTACGCAGTTCCGATACCGTCAGGCGGTTACGGAATATGACGGCGATTTCGGCGAACGGACGGTAGAGCAAATCAATGTACATGAGGCAGGCCGCGTCAGGCGTTACCGCATGGACAAGGACGGCAAGTGGTTGATTCACAGTGAGGCAGACCAGTCGCGCAACGGCGAGCCGTTGGGGTTTGTCCCGGTGGTTGATTTGGTGTTGGAAAAGACAGGCTTTTTTGCAGGACGTCCGCCGTTGATGGAGCTTGCTTATTTGAATGTGAAGCATTGGCAGAGTCAGTCCGACCAAGACAACATCGTTCATTATGTGCGCGTTCCGCTGTTGCAGTATCGCGGCAGCGAGGATGTGCAGAATGTGGTGGCCGCTGCGGGCAATATGATAAGCGTCGGTGCAGACGGCGAGTTGAATTACGTCGAGCATTCGGGGGCGGCCATTTCCGCAGGCGTTATGGCAATTGAGAAGCTGGAAACGGACATGCAGGCGGCTGGCGCGAAACTGCTGACGCGAACCAAGCTGTCCTTGACCGAAAGTCAGGCGCGTGATGAGGCGGGGCGTGAAATCAGCTTGCTGCGCCATTACGCAAACCTGTTGGAAGACGCGATCGGCCGCGTGCTGGACATGATGGCGGCGTGGCAAGGATTGGATGACGGCGGCGCGGTGGAAATATCGGGCAGCATAGACGACAACGGCAACCCCGAATCGAGTGTGGACGTGCTGGTACGTATGAACGCGGCGGGCGTTTTGAGCAATGAAACGTTGTTCGAGGAGGCCAAACGGCGCGGCCTGCTGTCGGATTATCTGAAATGGGAAGACGAGGCGGCACGGCTGGACGGCCAGCCGGCGGCGGGATTGGACTTTAGCGGCAAGCGGGACGAAGAGGGGCCGTCTGAATGAATATCGACGAGCAGGCAATACATGACCTTTTGACGCGGCAGATTGATTTGATGCGTTTCGAGTGTTCTGTCGCCCGTGATGCGCTGCGGCAGTTGGAAAGGATGCAGGAGGAAGTTGAAGCGAACCTGCGCCGCCGTGAGTTGTCTGCATTGAACCGTCGGGATTTGGAAAGGCTGTTGTCGGAAATCGACGCGGTGCTGGCGCATTACTACGGCCTGATTGACGGGATGGTGCAGGAGGCGCAAACCGAAGTGGTGGCAGACGAACATGAGTGGCTGTTGTGGTGGCTGGGCGGCTTGTCGGCGGCGTATGTGCTTGATGGCGCGGTAAAGCCGTTGCCTGCCGAAAGGCTGGCCGATTTGTCCGCGCATGCACTGGTCGGCGGCCTGACCTTATCCGAGGCGGTAACGGCGCAACGGCGCGGACTGTTTGATGTTTTGAAGCGCACGGTACGGCTGGCGGCGGCAGACGGGGCATCCTTTGACGATGTGGCCGATGTGTTCAAGCGGCAGGCCGCACAACTTCGGACGCTGACGCGGACATGGGCGGGGAGCATCCAGGGGGCGGTGCATTACGCTTTCGGCAGCATTAACCCGCTGGTTAAAGGATGGCGACATGTGGCGGTGTTGGACGGCCATACAAGCGGCATGTGTACGGCGCGGCACGGGCTGGTGTGGGACAAGAAAAAACAGCCTGTCGGTCATGCATACCCGTTCAGACGGCCTCCGCTGCATCCGAATTGCCGTTCGCGGCTGGCATTTGTGTTTGATTTGGACGCGCCGTTTCACGGCATAACCGGGGAAGATTGGGTAAAAGCCCGTACATTGCCGCAATTGCAGGAGCAGTTCGGGCATGGCATCGGGCAGATGCTGCACGATGGCAAAATTTCGCTCGCCGATGCGGTAAGGTCTGACGGGCTGGCATCGGTAACGCTGGCCGAACTGAAGCGTAAGTATAAGTAAGGGTGTTTTTTTATTTTCGGCCGTTTTAATTCCCTTGAATCGCAGGGGGGTTAAAACGGTTTTTTTGTTGCCCGCCGTATGGATATGCGGGGGTGTTTGCGGCGGATGCCGTGTTTTATTGGAGTGTGAAAGATGAAATTGAAATTGGATGAAAACGGTCATGTGGTGGTATCCGACGGCAAACCGGTGTATGTGCATGACGACGGGAAGGAAATCCCGTTTGACGCGGCTGCCGCCATGCAGAAAATCAGCGGCCTGAATGCCGAAGCCAAGCAGCACCGCGAAGCCAAAGAGGCGGCGGAAGCGAAGCTGAAGGCGTTTGACGGCATTGAAGATGCTTCGGCGGCCTTGAAGGCATTGGAAACGGTCAAAAACTTGGACGACAAGAAGTTGATTGATGCGGGCGAGGCGGAGAAGGTCAAAGCTGAAACCGTGAAGCTGTACGAAGAGAAGCTGGCCGCCGCCAACGCCGATGCCGAGAAAATCCGTTCCCAATTTCATGCCGAACTGGTGGGCGGCAGCTTTGCCCGATCCAAAGTGATTGCGGAAAAGCTGGCTATCCCCGCCGATGTGGCGCAGGCATTCTTCGGGCGGCATTTTTCAGTGTCGGAAGACGGGAAAATCGTGGCTAAAGATGCGAACGACAATGAAATTTTCAGCCGTGTAACGCCCGGGGCGAAAGCGGGGTTTGACGAAGCACTGGAAAGCCTGATTGATGCTTACCCGAACAAGGACAGCATCTTGAAAGGCAGCGGTGCGAGCGGCAGCGGTGCGGCGGCGGGCGGTGGAACGGTTGGCGGTTCGTTGTCTGATTGTAAGACGGAGGCGGAGAAAGCCGCTTTCTTAAAGGCTAAATATGGCCGTTAATTTTATGGAGTAATTTATGGCTTTTGATTTACAGGTTTTTAACCAGCAAACGCGTGATGTAATGAATGAGACCATCGCGCAGGATGTGGCTAAGTTTAATGAGGCTTCCGGTGGCGCGTTGGTGTTGTCAAACGAGCCGTTTGACGGGGATTTCTCAATTAAGTCGGCATTTCAGTCCATCGGCGGTTTGGTACGCCGCCGCAATGTGTACGGCGACGGCACGGTACAGGCAAAACGTTTGAAAGAGATGCTGAATGTTGCAGTAAAAGTGGCGGCCGGTACGGCTCCGGTGGAGTTTGAGCCGGGTCAATATGCATGGACGTTGCGCAACCCTGAATTGGCTGCGGTGCGTATTGGCGAGCAGCTTGCCAAGGCGCGTATGGGCGATATGCTTAACGCTGCTGTGCGTTGTGCGGTTGCGGCAATTGGCAACAATACAAGCATGAAGCACGACGCATCTACCGCCAAGCCTACGTTCAACGCGCTGAATGCTGCGGCCGCGAAATTCGGCGACCGTTCGGGCAGCCTGCGTGCTTGGGTGATGCACTCTACTGTTGCCCATAATCTGTACGACAACGCGCTGACCAATGCGGAACGTCTGTTTGCTTATGACGGCATCAATGTGGTGCGCGACCCGTTCGGGCGTGTGTTTGTGATTGCTGATGCACCTGATTTGGTGTCCTCTTCCGGCGACACGACCTACAACACGCTGGGCTTGGTCGAAGGTGCGGTTATCGTGAATGACAACGGCGATTTTAACGCAGTCATGCAGCAGGTTACCGGAAAAGAAAACCTAGGCACGGTTTATCAGGCTGAATGGTCATATGGTATCGCGTTGAGGGGCTATGCGTGGGATATGGCCAGCGGTGGGAAATCGCCCAACGATGCCGCATTGGGCACGGGTGCAAATTGGGATAAGACCGCAAGTTCTGACAAGGACACGGCGGGCGTTTTGCTGGTTACCAAGTAATTTGCAAGTATAGGCGGCTTTTAGCCGCCTTTTTTTTGAGGAGGTGTTATGGAACGTCCGATTGTTTATGAGCCGCATCCCGTTTCGCGCGAGCGCAAGGCTGAATTGTTGGCGGAGGGTTTCCGTATTATTGATGCGAAGTACAAGCCGTCTGAAGCCGAAGATGTGCCGCCGGCCGATGATTTATCCAAACTGACGGTTGGAAAACTGAAAGAAATGTTGGATGCGGCAGGTGTCGAATATACCCCAGATGCGAAAAAGGCCGATTTGTTGGACTTGCTGAAAGCGGTAAATGCGTAATGCCTATCTGACGGTTGTCGAGGCGGATGCCTATCACGAAGTCCGCCCGAGCAGGGCAAAATGGCAGGCGGCGGGAGACAGCAAGGCTGGGCTTTTGGTAGCCGCATCTGATTATTTGGATGCGATGTTCGGCCTGCCGCCTGATTTGATAGTGTCGATGCGCGGCAGCGGGGAAGTGCCGCCTGCCGTGCAAAAGGCCGTGGCCGAGCTGTCTTTAATCGGCAATCTGATTCAAGGCGGCGGGCAGGCGGAGCAAAAGAGCCTGACCAAAGGCGGCATGACGGCATCTTACGGCGGTAAGTCGGAACATGAGCAACGGCTTGCTTATGTCCGGCAGTTGTTGAAGCCGCTGGTCGGACGCTCCATCCGCAATGTGCGGATTAAACGCGGCTAGTCTTTTAGATGGCTTAAAAATAGAGGTGTGTATGTTGGTAAAACTGAAAGCCCCTGAAGGAATCACGGATGTTTCCTTCGGCGGGGTAAATTATGCCGTGGAGAACGGCATAGTAGAGGTAGCCGAAGAGGCAGTGCAGTATCTGCATCAGTATGGTTTTGTCGTGCCTGCGGGCGATAAGCCGTCTGATGCGCGGCCGAAACGGGCGGAAAAGGCCGATGCTTAAATTTGAGATGGTCGGTGATTCGGAAATGCGGGCGGCTTTGGCAGGTTGCAGCAAGAAGATAGACGATGAAATCAAAAGCAGTATGGCTTTTGTGGTATTTCGCCTGCAAAAACAGGTCAAGACGCACAAGCTGTTGGGGCAGGTTTTGCACCGCCGCACAGGCAATCTGCGCGACAACATTGTCCGCGACAGTTGGCAGGACGGCGGCCTGACGGTCGGCGTAGTCGGTATTGCTTCGGGTGCGCCGTACGGCAAGCTGCATGAATACGGTTTTTCGGGCGCGGTATCCGTGCCCGCGCATGTGCGGCAGGTCAAGCAGGCTTTCGGGCGGCGGCTGAAAACGCCGATTAACGTCCATGTTTCGGCACATACGCGGCGCGTGAGGCTGCCGGAACGGTCGTTTATGCGTACCGCCTTTGCCGATATGCTGCCTTTCATCCGTCAGGAATTTGAAGCAGCGGCGAAACGGGGGCTGAGATGGTAAATCGCGAAGAAATCTATGCCGCGCTGTTTGAGAAGTTGAAACAGGTGGAAGGCATCGTAACGTTTTCGCGCCGCCTGCGGCATTGGGACGAGGTGGAGGCTTACGAACAACCCGCCCTGTTTCTGTCGCTGGTATCGGAAACGGTCGAACCGAGAAGCAGTCAGGACAGCCGCTATCTGATGCGGGCAAACGTGTATCTGTATGTGTATGCGGAAGACGCGCCGTCCGAGCGGCTGAACGAGTGCTTAGACAAGCTGTTTGCCGTCTTGAATACCCCGTCTCCGATTACCGGCCAACCGTCTTTGCCGGTGGAAGGCGTGGTGTATTGCCGCATAGAAGGCCATGTAGAACTGGATGAAGGGCTATTTGGCAATCAGGCTTTTGCTTTGGTGCCGGTGATGATTTTAGTAACGGATGCCGTCTGAAATGCGGCTTTTTTTGAAAGGAATGTCATGCAGTTGACGTTTGGTAGCGGCGAAGTATTCGCCGAAATGATTACGGATGCTTACGGCAACCGTGTACAGAATGCAACGCCCGTGCGAATCATGGGCTTGCAAGAGATGTCTGTCGATTTATCTGCAGAATTGAAAGAGTTCTACGGTCAAAACCGCTTTGCGCTGGCTGTTGCTCAAGGCAAGGTCAAAGTGTCAGGCAAATTCAAGGGCGCGTTAATCAACGGTCTGGCCCTGAATACCCTGTTCTTCGGCGCGGAATATGCGACCGGAACAATGAAGGCACTTTGGGCGGACACTACGGGTAAGGCTATCCCTGCGAGCGGTGCTTATACTGTTCAGGCAACCGCGCCCAATGGCGGCACGTTCGTTGAAGACGCGGGCGTAATGGGTCAGGACGGTACGGCTTACATCAAGGTCGCCAGCAATCCGACGGCGGGGCAGTACATGGTGTCCGCGACAGGCTTGTACACCTTCAATGAGGCGGACAAGGGTAAAACCGTTTACCCAAGCTTTACCTATACCCAAACCATGCCGTCAGCCAAGAAAATTGAGCTGTCTAATATGGCGATGGGTAACACGCCGACCTTTAAGCTGAAATACCTGACGCAGTTTAAAGGCAAAAAAGCCTTGTTGGAACTGGAAAGCGTAACCAGTGGCAAACTGGGCTTGTTCTCAACCAAAAACGATGACTTCTCCGTGCCTGAAATTGACTTTACTGCCTCGACCGATGAGGCAGGCTTTAAAGTCGGCACGTTGTGGATTCAGGAGTAATAATGCAGGCCGTCTGAGAATGACGGCCTTTTTCATTTACCCCAAAAAAGGAAAGAAAAATGACCGTACGAATTAAAGGCGTAACCGTCGAACTGAACGGCGTGGATTATGTGATTCCGCCGATTGCGTTGGGCGCGTTGGAGCAGTTGCAAAGCGACATTGGTGCATTTGACGGTAATGTGCAAGATGCAAAACAGATTTCTACCGTTATCGATTGCGCCTATGCCGCCATGCGCCGCAATTACCCTGATATGACGCGCGAAGAAGTGGCTGATTTAATTGATATTGGCAACATGAACGAAGTGTTTACCGCCGTGATGGACGTTTCAGGGCTGAAACGCAAGGAGCAGGAAGCCGCACAAGCGGGGGAAGCTCAGGCGGCGGATTAAGTTTCGGCGCGATGATTGCCCACGTTTGCGCCTCTACCGGCTGGACGTGGGACTACGTCGCCGACAACTTGGATTTGCCGCGCATCAAATACCTGAATGAATACTGGCGCGAACACCCACCCGTGCATGTCTTGGTCGCCTCGTATATGGGCATCAAGCCGTCATCTGGCATCGTACAGAGCGAAGCGGACGAAGCCGAAGCCATCGGTATGCTTGGCGGTAACGAACTGTCTGAAGACGAATTTAACGCCTTGCTGAAAGCGAAAGGAATCATCTAATGGGTAATGCGATTTTCCCCACGTTTCCCGGCTTGAAGTGGGGGCGGAAGAAAACGGCGGTGTGGAGTACCGGGACGCAGAAATCGGCAAGCGGTCGTGAGTTCCGAACCGCCTACTACACTTACCCGCAATGGCGGTTTTCCCTGTCGTTCGAGGTATTGCGGACAAAGGCGTCCATAAACGAGTTGGAAAAACTGGCAGGCTTCTTCAACGCCCGTAAAGGCAGCTTTGAAAGTTTCCTTTACGAAGACCCGACCGACAACGCCGTAACCGACCAGCCTGTCGGAAACACGGTGCAGGGTGTTACGCGTTATCAGCTTGTCCGCTCTATGGGCGGATTTATCGAGCCTGTGTTGGCGGTCAAGGAACGACCCGCCGTCAAGGTTGGCGGCGTGGCTTTGACGTACGGGCGCGATTACACCGTTACCGACAAGGGCGTTTTGGTTTTCAACACGCCGCAAACACCGGGTCGCCCGATTACATGGACGGGCGGCTTTTATTTCCGCGTGAGATTTACGTCTGATACGGTGGATTTTGAAAACGTTTTGGGCAGCTTATGGGCGGCTAAAAAGATTGAGTTTACGAGCGTGAAGTTATGAAGACAGCGACAAAAGAACTGATTGACCTGCTGCACGGCAGCGACGAGTTTCAAATGGCGGATTTGTACACCATCACGCTTTCAGGCGGTCAAGTGTTACGACATACCGGCGCGGATATGCCCGTCGTTTGGGACGGTCAGACCTACGGGGCGCACGAGCTGATTATCAAGCGCGGCGCAACCCGTATCGCCGTCGGATTGGATGTTGATTCCAATACCTTGCAGATTTCAGCCGCGCCCGATTACAGGCTTGAGGGCTTGCAATGGGCTGAGGCTGCTTTGGGAGGCGTATTGGACGGCGCACGGGTCAAGATAGACCGCGTGTTTTTCAAACCATCTGCTACAAATATCGGCAACATGGTTGAGGACGCAAATGCAGTCCTAGAGGTATCAGGTGTGAACCGAACCGAGACTAAAACGCTGCAAGTTCACGGCGATTTGCCGAACGAGTTTGTCTTGTCATGTGATATTGCGCTTGAAAACGCAACGTCAATTTACGGTAAGCCATATCCGCGAATCGGCGCCGAACTGTCTGTTACCTATACGGACAACTCAGTCGGTTATTTCGACTGCTGGTATGGGGAAGCAGTCAGCGGCAGCAAGAAAACACTGAGTGAACGGATTTCATTCAGGCATGCAATACCGGCAGGCAAGACGGTCAAGGAAATTCGCAGCCTGATTATACAGGCGCGATACCAAACGTCTGATTCAATCAGAATTTCGGGCGTTGATTTGCGGTCGGCTGCCGATGTTGACGGCTCTCTTGCAGAGCTTCACCCCGTTGGTGCCGTGAATATCTTTTCAGGGCGCGTGTCGGACGTATCGGGCAGCAGGTCGTCCGTGAAGGTTGATGTGAAATCTGACATCGAGCTTTTGAACGTCTCCAGCCCGCGCAACATCTATCAGGCCGGCTGCATGAGAACACTCTACGACGAGGGTTGCAAGGTCAACCGTGAGAAATTCACGGTAAACGGGCGCGTAACCGAAAACAGCCAAACGGGAACTGTGCTGAAACACAATCTGACGCAGCCTGACGGCTGGTTTTCACAGGGCGTGATTAAGTTTACGAGCGGACGAAACGCAGGCTTAAGCAGGACGGTCAAGGTGCATAGCGGCAATACGTTTGAGTTTACCCTACGCCTGCCATTCCCGCCGCAAGCGGGCGATGTGTTCAAGGTTTATCCGGGCTGCAACAAGCGGCGCGATACCTGCAAGGATAAGTTTGACAACATCGTGCATTTTCGCGGCTTCCCGTTCATCCCTTCGGCAGATACGGTGGTGTGATATGCCGTCTGAAATGGATTTGAGAGCGCGAATCGTTGAAGAGGCGCGGTCATGGCTTGGTACGCCGTACCATCATCATGCAATGGTAAAAGGCGCGGGCGTGGATTGCGCCATGATTCTGGTCGCCGTCTATGGGGCGGTCGGTCTGTTGCCCGAAGGGTTCGACCCACGCCCTTACCCTCAAGATTGGCATTTGCACCGCGATTCCGAGCGTTATTTAGGGTTCATCACGCAATTTTGCCGTGAGACTAAATCGCCGCAGGCGGGCGATATTGCAGTATGGCGTTTCGGGCGGTCGTTTTCGCACGGCGGCATATTGGCGGGCGACGGCAAGATTATTCACAGCTACATCGGGCGCGGCGTGGTGTTGGACGACATCAACCAAGCCGAACTTATCGGGCGCGAGGTTCGTTTTTTTACATTTTCATTTTGATTCTCGAGGTCATTCATGGGCGGTAAATCGTCAACCATCACATCGGCAGAAGAGCGGATTTTATCGTTACAAGTACAGCAGTCATCACAAGGGCTGACCCTGCCCGTCATCTACGGTAGGACGCGTGTAGCCGGTAATTTGGTGTGGTACGGCGATTTCGTTACCATCGAACATAAGACCACGACACGGCAGGGCGGCAAGGGCGGCGGCGGTGTAACACAGGAAGACATTAAGTACACCTACGAAGCCGCCGTTATGCTTGCCTTGTGCGAGGGCGAGATTCAGGGGGTGGGGCGGATTTGGCGAGAAAAGGAGAAATTCGATTCGCTGGCACAGTTGCGCCTGACGCTTATGCGCGGTGGCGATGAGCAACCGTTGTGGACGCACCTTCAACAGGCGAAGCACCAAGACCAAGCCTTGAACTATTCCGGCACCGCCTACCTGTGCAGCCCGAACTACGAACTGACGAAATCGGCGCAGATTTACCAACACAATTTCGAGGTCATCGGGAAATTGGGTTATTCCGGCAATATCCCCGATGCAAACCCGCGCGAAATCGTATTGGATTTGCTGACAAACCAACGCTACGGCTGCGGTTTCCCGTCCCAAAACATCGGCGATACCGACCGATACAGCAATTATTGCCGCGCCGTTGGGATTTTCCTAAGCCCTGCCTACACGGAACAGGGGGAGGCGCAACGGAATATTTCCGAGCTGCTGGAGCAGACCAACAGCGCGGCGGTATTTTCGCAAGGCCGTCTGAAAATCATCCCCTACGGTGACGGCAGCTATTCGGGGAATGGCGCGGTGTACGTTGCCGACAACAAAGCCGTCTACGACCTGACCGATGACGATTTTATCGTTTCGGGCTCGCAAGACCCGGTAAAGGTCGAGCGCAAAACCAATGCCGATGCGTTTAATCAGATTCAGGTCGAGTACCTTGACAGGAACAACGATTACAACGTCGCCATCGCGGAAGTGAAAGACCAGGCGAATATCGAGCAGTACGGATTGCGCCCGAAAGACGCAATCAAGATGCACGGGATTTGCGATGGCAAAGTAGCGCAAAAGGTAGCGCAACAACTGCTGCAACGCGCCCTGTACGTCCGCAACGAATATGAGTTTAAGCTTGGCTGGAAATACTGCCTGCTTGAGCCGATGGACATCGTAACCCTGACTGACGCAGGGCTTGGCTTGAATAAAACGCCCGTCCGAATCACGGAGATTGAAGAAGACGAAGAAGGGGTTTTATCCATCAAGGCTGAGGACTACCCAGTCGGTGTTTATACCGTGTCGGAATATCCGACGCAGCCGTCTTTGGGCTATTCGGCAGACTACAACGTTTCGCCGGGCAACGCTCATGTGCCGGTAATTTTTGAAGCACCGTTGCAACTGACGGGCGGCGAACCGCAAATCTGGCTGGCAACCGCCGGAGGCGATATGTGGGGCGGTGCTGAGGTGTGGGTGTCGACAGACGGCGACAGCTACACCCGTGTCGGCGCGGTCAACCATAAGGCGCGTTTCGGTTCGCTGACGGCTGCTTTGCCGAATGGTGCGGTTTTCGACCGCACAAATACATTGGGCGTGGAAATTTCAGCGGGGCAGCTGACGGGCGGCACGGAGCAGGACAGCCGCGATTTGCTGACATTGTGCTACGTTGACGGTGAATTTCTGGCATACGCCAACGCCGAACTGAAAGGCGTAGGACGCTACACATTGGGCAACCTGACGCGCGGCGCGTATGGCTCTACCATCAACGCACACGCGGCGGGCAGCCAGTTTGCGCGTATTGATGAAGCATTGTTCAAATACGCCGTCCCGCGCAATTGGATTGGTCGGACGGTTTGGGTCAAACTGGTTTCATACAATGTTTTCAGCGGCGGTATTCAAGATTTGGCAGAAGTGCCGGCGTATTCCTACACCATCAAAGGTGCGCCGCTTGGACAGATTCAAAACCTGCGCCTGACATCATCGTGGGCATACGGCAAAGAAGCCGTCATCGCTTGGGATAAATTGGACGGAGCGGATACCTACGACGTGGAAATCTACGCAGGCAACAGCCAACGCCGTTTGCGTGCAGTTGATGGCATCGTTGACAACAGCTACACCTACACGCAGGCGGATATGAAATCTGACGGCGGTCAGGTGCGCGATATTGTCTTCAAGGTTCGCGGTCGTGCCGTTACCGGCAAAACGGGCAACTGGGCGCAAATCGCGGCGCAAAATCCGCAACTGCAAGCATTGCAAGGGATTGAGATTGACAGCGGTTTGCGTCAGGCGTTTTTTACCTGCCAAAAACCTGCTGAAGAGGATTTCGCCGGCATCATCGTTTGGGTTTCCGAAAACTCAGCCGTACCGACCACGGATGCAAACAAAGTCTATGACGGCGCAGAAACGTTTGTAACCATCGCCAAATGCAACGGCAAACCGCTGGAGAAAGGTAAGACTTACCATTTGCGCGCGGCGGGTTATGACAGCTTCGGCAAAGATAACTTGAGAGTCAGCAGCAGCGTATCATTTACTGTTTACGATGTATCGACAAACGACCTGTCGGAAAGCAATCTGAATCAGGCTTTACGCGACAAAATTAACCTGATTGACGGCAACGGCACAGGTAGCGTTAATGAACGCATCAAAAATGCGAAGGAGGACAGTAAAAGAGAAGTACAGACCCTTTCTTCTAGGCTCGACGCGTTTGAAGTAGGGGGAAGAAACTACGCTCTTTCCACCGGTAACGAAGCAAAAGTGTTGAGAGTCAGCGGGAACAATCAGACCAAAAACGTTACTATTGACGTTTCGTCTGCTTTGGAACTGAAGCAAGGCGATAGCCTGATTATCTCGTGCGACATCGAGCTGACAAACGCTACATCTCCATACGGCAAACCATACCCGCGAATCGGCGCGGAATTTTCCGTGACCTATGCCGACAATTCTATCGGTTATTTCGACTGCTGGTATGGAGAGGCAGTTAGCGGTACGACAAAAACGCTGAAACAACGTCTTGTTGCCAGACACACGGTTGCCAAAGAGGTCAAAGCTCTACGCAGCATCATCGTTCAGGCGCGGTATCAGACATCAGAATCCATCAAGGTTTTAAATGTGAAACTGGAACGCGGAACGGTAGCGACCGATTGGACACCGGCACCTGAAGACAATGACGGTTTGCAGGAAGTTCGTGGCAAGGTTCAGGTGGTTCAACACACACTGACTCAGGCAACAGGCGATATCAAATCACTTGGCGAACGTATCACGGCAGCGGAATCAACGGCTGACGGCAATAAGGCGACGGTACAAACCCATGCCCGCAGTATCAACGGCTTGGAGGCGCAGTACACGGTCAAGGTTGACGTTAACGGCAGGGTAGCAGGCTTTGGCTTGGCTACCACGCCGAAAAACGGTACGCCTGAAAGTAAGTTCATTGTGAATGCCGACCGTTTCGGTATTGGTGCGACTGGGAAGGCGGATGTGTTCCCGTTCGTGGTGGATACGCAGAAAAATCGTGTCGGCGTAAACGGCGAATTGGTGGTAAACGGCAAGGCTATTGTCGATAAGTTGAACGCCGGGGATATTCACGGCGACAAAATCACGGCAAACACGCTGGACGCTAACCGCCTGAAAGCCGGAAGCGTAACGGCGCGGGAAATCGGGGCAAACTCCGTTACTGCCGATAAAATGAACGTTACCAGTTTGAGCGCGGTATCTTCCAATCTTGGAAGCATCACGGGTGGCAGTCTGAGTATCGGCGACGGAAAATTCTCCGTAACTGAAAACGGGGTATTGACCGCAAACGATGCCGTGATACGCGGACGGATTGAGGCAGATTCGGGTTATTTCAACGGCATGATTAAGGCTTCGCGCATCGAGGGCGATGTGATGAAGGTTCATAGGATGCGGCAGGTTTCAGAGAACGTTTGGGAATTAACACTGCCACCGGATGACTTGGTAAGGATGATTAAGGTTGAAATCCTGTTAAATGCTGAACCTGCTCCAGCTATTCTAGAATGGTCTGAAAACGCAAGGCGCCACGTATATGTACCTAATTCAGCCAACCCACGTACACTAAGGCTAACCATCAACAACGATGTGATTGAAATAAAAGCTGAAGGAATTGTAACTCAACCGATAAATAAAACTACATCAAGTATCTCTACTATTTTAGTGGAAACAGTATGGATTACCATACCTACTGGTGCAGTTAATATCAGATTGGAACACCAGAAAGAGGGAAATAGGGATAACGCCTATAAAGTGATTAAATTATTAGGTGGTGTAACAACTTCATACCTCTCTCCCTCAGACCCTGAATACAAGGATTTATCTGGAACTAAAATCTGGAGGATATTTAAAGACAGCCTGACACTTAGGGTCCACCCAAACTATAAAAATAGGATAGGATTACCTGGAACAAATAGACCAATCTTATATGCAGCGAGTTTGAGTCTACCTAATAATATCTATGGTTTGTCTTTTGAATATAGAGTTGATACCAATACCAGTTGGGCCACTGGTATATACTGGAATTATCATCCTGAGGCGAGGACTATAAAGGAGTATAGTAGTCGCAATCATAACGGAGAGTTCAAACTGTTCACACAAGAACTGAGTACAGTATCAACTATGTCAAGTATCGACCTTATAGGCGAACAAGACTGGCAGTGGGTTGAACTTAGAAACATCCGCGTGCTGATTCCCGAATCCCGTAAGGATGAAGTCTGGTAATGCTGTAAATCCCGCCGCTCGAAAGGGCGGCTTTTTCATACCCGCGAAAGCGGGCTTTTTTATGGAGGTAACAAATGGACGAATCGAAAAAAGTCAAAGCATTGCGCTTTGAGTTTGAAGACGGAGACACGGGCGCGGTTGCCGCCTACCATGTAATTGAATATGCAAGTATCGATTACAAGTTCAAATCGGTTTCGGCAACGTTGAACGGCTATGTGTCCGAAAAAGCCTATAAGGACGGCAAGCGTCGCTTGTGTTCACACACGTTGACCTTTGACGGCGTGGATGTGGAAACGGTTGGCATCGATTGGCTGTACAATCGCGCAACAGGGGCGGAATCGGGCTATGTTACGGCAAATGCCGAACCGGTCTACGCAGAATAAGTTTCAGACGGCATCGGACACCGCAGGGCGCAGGCTTTGCGGTGTTTTACGTAAGGGGTTGTTATGGGCAGGTTGGGTTGGATATTGGAGCTGCGGTTTTTGCCGGCGAAGTTTCAGGCGTGGCTGTTTGGGACGGCGACGCGGGTGTTGGAGGCGGTCAGCGGTTTGGCTCTGATAGGTTACGCGGCGGTGTTCGCGTTTGCGCCGGACGATATTTATGCGTGGCGGATTTATTATAAGTTTCAGGATATTCCGGAGGCTTGGACGGTGGGGGTGCTGGCGGCGGCGGGGCTGCTTCAGACGGCATTGCTGTTTGCCCGGGGCGTGAGGGCCTGTGTGGCTTCGGCTTACCTTTTGCTGTTTTCGGGCTTTGTGTGGTTTTTGATTTCGGTAGCGTTTTGGGGCGCATATCCGCCTTTGAACACGGGTATGGTTGTTCCGCCGGTGCTGGCGTTTTTCTGCGCGCTGGCGGGGAATAATGCGTTGAAGTTTTTGTTTTCGGCGCAAAGGGCGCGGGGTTTGGCGAATGAGGGGTCGTGAATGGAGTTCTTGCAGTTCGGTTTGCTTTTTGCTGCGGGCGGCGGCGTGCTGGGCGGCGTGTGGGCAAGCCTTCAGGAACACGACCGCCCGATGCAGGCTTTGTTGGAGGCGGTAATTTCGGCAATCGCGGCGGCGGCCGTGGCGGAGCGGTTCGTGCCGCTGAATCAGGCGTGGACGTGCGCGGCGGCAGGGGTGTTCGTGGGGATGATGACGGGACACGCGCTCGATACGGTGCGCGCGCTTGCACCTAAGGTTTTACGCGGTTACTTGGGCGGCTTGGCTGAAAAGGTAACGGGGGTAAAGGACGATGGAAAAGATTAATTTCGAGTGGTATCGCGGCGATGACGAATTGGAAACACTGGTTTTTGAGTCGGAGGGCGAACCTGTGGACTTCACAGGCTGCTCGTTCGCTATGGACATTGTGCCGGAAATGGGCGGTAGCCGTCGGATACACCTAAGCCTTTCAGACGGCATTGCGGTTAACGGAAACCGCGTACAAATCACGGTGTCGCACGACAAGACGGACGGCGCGATGTGGCAGTACGCCGCCTACGACTTGCAAATGACGGACGGCACGGGGCGCGTGAAGACGCTGTGTTTCGGGCGCGTCCGCCTGTTGCACGACATCACGCGCCAAGTGTGAAAGGAGGAATTGTGAAAACTGAGCGTGAAGTGAAAGTGTCTGTGGTTCGGAAGCCCGACATCACGGTACGGCTTGAGCCTTGTGCCAAGCCTTTTGTGCCGCCTGACGGGGCGGTTGTGGAACTGCCGACCTTGGCGGATTTGAAAACCATCTATTTCATCGCCAGCCTTTAAACCGCCGCCTTTCAGACGGCATCAACGGAGTAAAACATGGAAAACGTGGAAAACACAGAAAAGACAAGCATCAAAAAAATATTGGAAGCCATCGTCCAATTCTTAGGCGAGCAGGACAAAGCCGTGAAAACCACGCTGCTCGCCAACATCGGCACGGCGAAGGCGGAAGCGGTTGAAGCCGCCTCTATCGCCGCCGATGCCAAAATCAGCACCGCCAAAACTGAGATTCAGACGGCATACGAAGCCGCCGTCGCTGCCCTCAAAACCGAGCTTATTGGCGGCGCGTCCGGAGAGCTGGACACGTTCAAAGAGCTTGCAGATGAACTGATGCGCCTGAAAGAGGGCGGCAGCAGCACCCCAGACGCGCTGCTGCAGAAAATCACGGAAATCAAAAATACCGTAGACGGCATCAAAGCCGACCTCGACGGCATCACGCTGGAAGGCTTGCAAAACGCCTACCGGGCTGCTCAGGCTTAAGGTTTCACGTGGAAGCCCCGCGCTTCCCCATAGGGAGTAAGACATGAGTTTGAAAAATGTGCTGGAGGCCCATTCTGGTTTCGTTGCCGCCGAAATCGCGGCGGCAGGCGTGTTGAAGGGCGACGGCAGACCCGACCTGAAGCCGGAGATGGACGGCAAACCGAAAGGCACGCTCTACAAAGACAACGCCGTTACCGACGGTGCGGTGCTTTGGCTGAAAACGGGCAACGGCAGGAATTGGAAGGTTGTCAGCGGCGACACAGGCTGGCTCAAATTGAAGAAAACCGCCTCCCTGTTCGGCAACGTGTTCATCAAGATTCGCCGCATCGGCGATACCGTGTTCTACGCCTTCGGAGGCGGCTCGTGGGGCTGGTTCGGCATCGTCAGACGGGGTGCGCCCACCTTCGCCGGGCATGGTGCATTTAAAGAGAAGGGCGTGCGAATTATTCCGCCGGGCGGCATTCCCGAAGGTTTCCGCTCCGCCGATTCTCTGGTGGGCAGCATCTACAAAGACGGCGCAAGCCTGTACGGGACAATCTATTTGGGCGGCATGAGCGATTCAAATTTTATCGCATTAGGTTTCCAAGAGAACATCCCGACCGACCGCGATACGCCCGACATCCGCGTTTCCGCACTCAACTACCCGACCGACCAGGCATGGCCGCGTTTGGACGTATTGAGGAATCAGGGTTTTATTTATTAAGAGGTTTTTATGGAAGAGAACCAAGCATTACCCGACCGACGACCGCCCACGCCTTACCACGTTTGGGACGGCGGCGAATGGCTGCTGCCTGAAACGGTACGCGAAACCGCCCGCTATTGGGCGGCGGCGGAAAAGTGGGAAGAAATCAAGCAGAAACGGCACGACAACCTGCGCGGCGGCGTGTATGTCGAGTCTGTCGGCAAATGGTTTCACAGCACGGATGAAGCGAGGGCGCAGTACACATTCATGCGCACACTGCCGCAACTGCCGCCCGATTTGATGTGGAAAACGATGGACGGCGGCTTTGTCCACTTGACCCGCCCATTGTTGGACGAGTTGAGTCTGAAGCTCATCACGGACGAGCAGAAGGACTTTGCCAACGCAGAGCGGCACAAAAGGCTTTTGGAGCAGTCATCCGAACCGTGGGATTACGACTATTCAGGTGGTTGGATGAAAATTTATCAGGAGGAATCATGACTCAAAAAACGCTGTACCTCGCCCTGTACAAGGGCAACCGTGAGGGCTGGGGCATTGCCTCGATTAAAGCCAGATTTGGGGATTGGATAACCCGAAAAATCACGCGCGGAATTTATTCGCACTGTGAAATTGCCTACCCGCTGCCCAGCGGCGGCTACGCCTGCTATTCGTCCTCGATACGCGATGGCGGCGTGCGCATGAAGGTGATGCCGTTGCCGTCTGAAAAGTGGGATTTGATACCGCTGGAAACCGTGCCCGCCTCGCACCTTGAGGAAGTGTGGCAGGCGGCGCGGGGTAAAAAATACGACTGGGCCGGCGCAATCGGCACTGTTTTGAAAATCCGCCAAAGCGCAAACAAATGGTTCTGCTCCGAGTTTTGCGCGGAAGTCATGGGCATAGACGACGGATGGAGATTCTCCCCGAACGACTTGGCTGCGTTGGCGAAATCAGGGGCGTTTTGACAGGCCATGCGATGGATACCGTGAAAACTCTTGCCCCGGCTTGATGAAAAAGTGGGTCAAGAAAACGGCTGACAAATTTATCGATAAAGAAGAGTAATGACAGGCCGTCTGAAATCAGACGGCCTTTTTAATGGAGAAGTAAAAAATGCAAATCACTGAACACTTTAGTTTTAAAGAATTGACGCGCAGCGAAACTGCACGCCGTGCCGGTATTGAGAACAAGCCATCATCTGCCGAAATGGACAACATCTATTACACGGCGCAGCAGCTTGAGAAAATCCGCGCCTATGTTGGCCGTGGAATCATCGTTACAAGCTGTTTCCGCAGTGAGCGCGTGAACAAGCTCGTAGGCGGCAGTCCAACGTCCGCCCACCGTTTCGGCTTAGCTGCTGACTGCGATGCTATCGGCTTAACTTCTTTGGCGTTTGCGAAAGAAATCATCAAAATGCGTGACGAAGGGAAAATCACGTTCGACCAGTTGATTCTTGAGTTCCCGGAACGCGGGGACGGTGCATGGGTACACATTGGATTCCGTCGCAACAGCCCTATGCGTAACCAAATCATGACCGCAACCAAGAAGAACGGCAAGACTGTCTATTTGTCGGGCTTGCACGTCTAAGGAGCGGCAATGAACTCTATCGAATTTCTGAAAGCGCGTATCGCAGAATGGGAAGCCAAAAGCAAAGAGGCAAGCGATAACGCCGATTTGAAGGCCTTTGAATTTGCCGAACGGGAATTGGCAAATTATCGGGAAATGTTGAAACGCTATGCCGTCTGAAAAGACGGCTTTTTTATTATTGGGGCTATAAATGAGCGATTTGGAAGCCAAGGTCAGAATAACGGTAGAAAACCACGCGAAGCAGGGTTTTGATTCGGCTGCCGCTGATGCTGATAAGGCGGCGGAAAAGATACGCGGCAGCGGCGACAATGCCGCAAAAGGTTTTAAAGCTGCAATCGACAGCATGAACGAAACCATACGCAATTTCCACGCCGATGTGAAAGCGGGGTTTGAAGCAGTGGGCAATCAGGTGCAACAGGCGTCTGAAAAGGCTAGAGCCGAAGTGGGCAAAATCGGCTCCAGCTTGTCGGGGCTGACCAAACTGCTGGCAGGATTCGCAACCGCAGACTTCGCAAAATCGGTGCTTGATACTGCCGATGCAATGCAGTTGATAAACAGCCAAGTCCGAATGGTCACGTCGTCTGAAACGGAGTATTTGTCCGTGCAGCGTCAGCTTTTGGATGTGGCAAACAATACCGGTGCTTCTTTGGAATCAACTGCCAGCCTGTACGTTTCCACGAGCCGCGCCTTAAAAGACTACGGCTACACGCAGCAGGAAATTTTGCAGTTTACCGAGGCAACCAACAACGCGATGACCATCGGCAACGTTGGTGCGCAACAACAGGCCGCCGCGTTAATGCAGTTATCGCAGGCGTTGGGTAGCGGTGTGTTGCAGGGCGACGAGTTTAAATCCATTGCGGATGCCGCACCGATTCTGCTTGATACGATTGCGGAATATATGGGCAAATCCCGCACTGAGATTAAAAAGCTGGGCAGTGAAGGGCAATTGACGGCGGATGTGATTTTTAAAGCCATATCGGGCGCATCGGAAAAATTAGGGGAGCAGGCGGCGAAGATTCCCATGACGATGGGTAAGGCGTTGACGGTGTTCTCGAACAACTGGCAAAGCATGGTTTCAAAGCTGATGAACGACAGCGGCACGATGTCAGGCATCGCGTCAATCATCAAGCTTATTGCGGATAACTTGACCTTGGTTGTGCCGATTGTGGCAGGCTTCGCGGTTGCTGTTGCTGCTGCGACGGCGCAGGTCATCGGCTTAAATGTTGCCATGCTTGCAAACCCATTCGGAATTATTGCCGTCGCAATCGGTACGGTTATCGGGCTGATTGCGAGATTCGGCAATGAAATCGATGTTTTCGGCGGCGGCTGGTCGAATCTTTCCGATGTGATTCGGGCGGTTTGGCAACTCATCACGGAAACAATCGGGGAAGCGGTGGGAACCGTCAAATCGTGGTTTGACGGGCTGACAGGCTGGCTGAACGAGAACGTGGGCGGCTGGTCATCGTTGTTCGAGCGCGTGATGAGTGTCATCTCAAGCGCAATCGGCGCGTATGTGAACATTTATATCAACACATTCGCAACCGGCTGGATGCTCATTAAAGAAGCCGCCAACAATATGCCGCAGTTCTTCGCCAATCTTGGCAAGACTATCGGCAATGTGTTTATTTCCGCGATTGAGTGGATGATAAACAAAGCGGTAGGCATGATTAACAGCATGATTGATTTTGCCAACAAAGCCGCGTCGATGGTCGGAATATCTGGCATTGAGAAGCTGAACAATGTTCAGATGGGTCGGATGAATGACGGCGGTCTTGGCGGTCGTATTGCTGACAGTTGGAAGGAAGACCGCGTCGGCGCGATGGTGAATGCCGCCCGCGAACGTGCCGCCGATATTCACGAAGCCGATGCCCTCAAGAGACGTGGCGACGGAGGACACGCCAAACCCGCTCAGAAAAAGCCGGGCGCAAATCAGGGCGGCGGCAAAGGAGGCAAATCCCGTTCGGGCGGTTCGGGCGCGGCCAAAGACCCGATGCAGGCTTGGGAAGAGGAAATTAAAGCCCAGAAACTCGCACACCGCGAAATGCAGCGCGAAACGCTCACACACCAAGAATGGGATTTGGCGCGTGAGGTGGAATATTGGCGGGCGAAGCTGGCAACGGTGGACTTCAACGGCAAAACTGGCAAGGAAATCCGCACGAAAATCCTGGCACTTGAAGACCAATTATCGAAGCAGTCAACTGAAGCCAAAATGAATCAGGTGGCTGAATGGGAGAAATTGGACAAACACAAGCTGGAGATGGAGAAAGACGCAGCAGACCAAGCACTGGCAGCCGGACGCATTTCGCAACTTGAACGCCTCGATATGGAAATCGAGTTTGAAAACCGCCGTTATCAGATTGCCTATGACGCATTGCAGGAACGGATCGCCCTTGCCGAACAAGATCCGACATACAGTCAGACGGCAATCGACAAGCTCAAGGCTCAAATGGGCGAATTGGGGCAAGGTCATGAACGGACGCAGGCGAAGAACGAGGGCAAACGCGAAAACCAACGCCGGAAAGACGCGCCCAATGTCATGGAAATGCTGCAAGACGGCGGCAAGAACGTTTGGCAGGAAGCGCAACAGCAGATGTCGCAGGCGTTCACCGCTATGCTGACAAGGGCGCAGAATTTCCGAACGGCGATGAATAACTTTTTCAAGAGTATGGGTCAGACCTTTATTCAAGAGATGGTTACAAAACCGCTTGCCGGTATGATGCAGCGCATGGTTCAGGAATCGGCAATTTATAAGATGATTTTTGGGACAAGGGAAACACTGGAAACGGCAGCGTCAGCTAAGACGGCGGCAACTAAAGCAACCGAGACAACGGCTGTTGTAGGGGCGAACGCTACGCAGGCAGCTTCAGGCGCGGCAGCTTCTCAGGCATCTATTCCGTATGTTGGCCCGATTCTTGCCGTTGCAGCAATGGCGGCGATGATGGCGGCGGTGATGGGGTTGATGGGTGGTGGCGGCGGCGGTTCCTCAACCTCCACGACCACAACGCGCATACCGTCGGCAGCAGGCGGCTGGGACATTCCGGCAGGCATCAACCCGCTGACCCAACTGCACGAGAACGAGATGGTCTTACCGGCAGAACACGCCCAAACCATCCGCGAAATGGCGGGTCAGCAGGGAGGCAGCGACAGCACCATCATCATCAATTCGACAGGAGGCGACTTCATCCATAAAAACGATTTGGCGAAGCTGTTGAAACAGATGAAACGGGACTTTAAATTTGTCTGAGAAAATGCCGTCTGAAATTCAGACGGCATTGCTGTTACCTGCGCGTCAAACCGCTGACAGGTTGCGGATTTCGGGCAGTATCGGGCGGATTTTTGCCGCGTGTTCCGCGTCGGCGTGTGCGCTTAGGGCTTCAAGGGCGTTTGCGGCGGCTTTGAGGCGGCTGCGCGTTTCCGCCCAGACCGTCCACATCGTTACCGCCTGTTTGCAGCCGAGCTGCTTGAGCGGCAGGGAAACGTCTCTGCCCATTTGGATGGCCCACGCGCCGTATCTGACGGCGACGGCGAGGTCGTACAGGGCGTTGCCGCTTATGGGCAGGGCAGGTTGCGGCGCGGGTAACGGTTCGCGGTCGAGGATTTCTCCTGTCAAGCCTGTGTGCAGGGTCAGCGCGTGGGCATAGGCGACGGCTTCGGGCAGCTTCTCGGCGGGGATGTCTTCGATGGCTTCGACGTTGAAGCGTTGGTGTATCATACTGTACGCGGAGGAGTAGTCTATGCCTTTGCGTCCGACAAGCGCGGCAACGGCTTGGCGCAATCCGGTACGGTCGTCGGCGGTGGTTTTTTGTCCGACTTGGTAGCCGCCTGTTTTGCGGATGGTGGGCAGGACTTCGGATGTTACCCATTTGCGGAAGGGTTTGACTTCAGGTTTGCGGGATTTAAAAGCGGCGTGATAAAAACCACTTTCGTTGATAACCGATACATCTTGGTTTCCGCCTAGGGTACTCACATTATGAGTACCCTTTTCATCGTTATCCAAGATACGGGTCATATTGTATGAATCACGGTAGCCCAGCATAGCGGCAACCTCTGAAGCGATAAACCACGCTTCGCCGTTTTTGTTGATGACTTGGATTGCGTTTTGATTGAAGTTGAAATATTGAACTTGATTCATTTTGATAGTCCTTTGGAAGTTTCTTAAATTGCCCTTATGGGCGACCGCGTGGTTAAGAACCCTCCAAAGATGGGCGGACTTATTCCCCTTACGGGTATTGTATTCGTCGCCCACGCGGTCATAGAAACTTCCTGCTGCGCTATCGAAACAAACAACAAGGAAAGAAAACTATAGACATGAAAAAATCACATTGACGGAGTGATTGCCGCTTTGGAGTGGTTCTTACGCCACGAACAGGAATATAAAACAAAACCCCCTGCACATGCAAGGGGTTTTGTTACCTTATTTGGGTTTGCGTTTAAAATTCTCGTCATCACAACAGAATCGGTAAGAATCAATAACCAACCAAACAACGCGAAGCAGATTTTCAGGCGTATCAATAATAACTTGATTGCCTGATACCTCAAGTCCGCATCGTTCGATATTCGAAATATCCGACTCTTCCAATTCGATAGGGAAGATTACAGACGGCCTTTGTTTATTGTCAAAATACCGTAATATCCATCTGTTACTTTTACCATCAACCAATACGCTGAAATAGCTTTCCGTATCCTTCGCCTCAATACTCGCATCATCAGGAAGAATTGATTTAACCAAATCAAACAACCTTCTTTCTGAATAAGTGGTAACGATTTTATTGTTTTCGGGGTCGATAATCGGCGCGGTCGGGTCTTCCTGCTCCTTCTCAACAGGGGCGGCCTCCTCCTGCACTTTCGGCGCACTCAGCCCCGACACAACCATTGAACTAACCGTATTTTGAACAGCCTGTTTGACGATATGACGGATGCTTTCCAAATATCGTTGGGTAAACTGCCGTTGAATATTCGCCCTTCCCGCCACATAACGGACGAAATCCAAATCCACCTCTTTCAAGCTTTCTGTAATTGATTCTGTGAATGCCGTCAGGTATATGCTTTCTTCCGCAAGGCTTCGCAATGCATCAGGTTGAAACTTGTCGTGCCTGAACTGATACAGTTGCGCCATATCATTTTCATTCAACATCGTAACATCAACGGTCAAAAACGGCTCCGAATCCATAATGTTCTTGTTGGACAAATCGGTAAAAAATCGCCATTCCCGGCCGTTGGTAATCGCGCAAATGGCTATTTCAGGCGTGGCATTGAAGTAACGCGACAACTGCGGACAATGATTGGACAAATTTTCGGTATATGATTTTGCTTCGATAAACATAACCGGTGCGCCGTTGCAAAACAATGCGTAATCGACCCGCTCCCCTGATTTTGCACCTGGGAAATCCGCCTGGTATTCCGCCCGAACCTTATTCGGATCGAATGCCGAAAAACCTAGAATATCCAATAAAGGCAAAATCAAAGCCTGTTTTGTCGTCTCCTCGGTAGTACAGATATGTGCAACCTTCTTGACATGTTCCGCATGGGAAGCAATCCGTTCTTTAAATACCGCACTTACAGCCGCCGCATTCATGTTAATCTCCTTGGTTAAATTTGATTGGGCAAATTCCCACTCCATTAAGAAGTGTTAATTTTCGCAATCATAGCGCAACCGAAAAGAAAATCAAATCTTCTCAAACAGCAAATCAAAATCATCCCCTGCCGCCTGCCGTATCGCCCCGTACCACGCGGCCAAGCCCAAATCCGTCTGCGAATGCAGGAGCTTCTCGCCGCGCCGCCTGATTTCAGCCTGCAAACGTTCCTCGTAGGCTGCCTGCGACTTCGCACCGATGCCGAACGAAATACGGACGGCCTCTTGTTGCGGCGCATCCACCTTCGCCCATGCCTGCAAAGTCAGAAACATGGCATCTTCGCCGTATCTCAAGCCGATTTCAGGCTTATGCGGGGAAACCTCCTCCCCCATATAGCGGCCTTCGATACTCAAACATCTATTTAGGCTGCGCGTATCACGGTAACGACGCTCAAAAGCACGCGCCAAGTCGTTCATAAATTCAAATTCTTGTTGATTCATAGCTTGATTAACCCTTTCCACCAACAAAATCAAAGAAAAATGCCGTCTTAAAACACTTCAGACGGCATAAAGAAGCCGCCAAGTTTGCGGCTTGGCGGCGGTCGGGCTATTTTTGCATCTCTTCGCGGATTTTCTCTTTAACCCATTGGGAAAAATCAACTTTATTTGCAAACTCAAGTAAATCTTTCTCGGCTTCGTTGTTAAAAGAGACATTTTTTATCGTCCGCTTGGCTGCCGCCCGTTTGCGATATTCGGCCAGTTTTTCATCAACCATATGTAATCCTTGATTTTTAAAACCATCGTAGTAAAATGGCTCGAAGAAAGGTTGGCGAAAGGGGCGCGGTGTTCTGCCACCCCTTGTTATTTCAGTTTTTCATTAGTAGGCTGGAGAGCAAACTAACAAAAGAAACAGGAATAAAATAACTTTCGCCATTTCTTCAAGCCTCCTTTCTATCCGATAAGCCCCCGAAGTTGCCGCTTCGGGGCTTTTCTTTATCAGATAGATGTATTATATTATGTATAGACATAATTATCAAGCGTTTTATGTAAAAATCGCCTGAAAAATCAGGCGGTTTTATATATTGATTTAATAAAATATTACATGACCCTCCAAGATTTTTGTTTATGGCTGCTTTTATGGTAAATTAAAATTTTATAAGAAATAAATGTATTTAAATCAATAAAATAAAATTTAGTCGAATCCCACCGTTTCCGCCAGAAAACATAACCGCCGGAAATCATGGCGGTTTTTTTTTTTGTGTCGGGTCAAATACCATAAAAAATCATCGCGTTATATTATCAAAGCTCGTTAAATCAGATCAGGCGCATTCATGCTGATTCTTTTTTGTTCGATTTTTTGATGGTAATGTACATGGTGATTTTTAGAGTATCGAGGAATCTGAAGCCACCACTCCGCTTGCATCTAATAGGTTAGGGATACAAGGCTGAGAGACGGGCTTGATAAGCCGGTACGTTTTGAGGTGAAGATGCCGTCTGAAATCATTGTTTCAGACGGCATGATTATTGCTGATGGGGCTTTATTCGCAATTCAGGTCTCGGGTTTTTTCTGCAAATGAATCCATGGCGATTTGGCAAAGTTGCTTGCGCTGACTCAAGTCGGCAGCAGGCAGGGCTTGGAATAGGAATTTAGTGTTGTTGCGTGCAAAATTTGCCTTGTTTCCGGCTTTGTTGTAACAGGTTTCGGCGCGTTTGAAATATTGTTGGCAAATCGGAGGCAGCTCATCCATAGTCAGGGGTTTACTCTTATGCATGCCGTGTGCAGATGCAGGAAGGGTGGTTGCTAAAAGAGCACTGCCGATCAGGATAGTTGGAATAGCTTTCAT